ATAAACTATTGATAAACTATTGATAAACTATTGATAAACTATTGATAAACTATTGATAAACTATTGATAAACTATTGATAAACTATTGATAAACTATTGATAAACTATTGATAAACTATTGATAAACTATTATATCTTTTATTTTTCTCTTTAAAAACACTCTTGATATTTTAATGAAGAGAGAAACTACAATATTTCTCTCTCCATTCGATTATATTATATTATTTTTTTATCTATTTTTTCCTTTTTGTTTTCAGAAAAAAAATGTTGGGATTACCCTCTTTTATGGGGTTTTACTACACTTAATGGCAACCCTTATATATTATTTTTTAATTGTTTTTTTTATTGTTTTTTAATCTTCTTCCTCTTCTTCCTCTAATTCTTCAAAATCTATGCTGTTTGTTTTTGTATTCCATACACCTATTTGGTAATGTTCTTTATCGTATATTATATTTATTGATGATCTTAAGTATTCTACTCCTTTGTATTCAAAAGGAACTACTGTTATTTTTTCTACTACTTCTTTTACTACTTCTTTTACTACTTCTTCGTTTTCATATGTTATTGATGATACTGATGATACTATACTTTCATTATCATCCTCTTTTTCTTCTACCTTTTTTGATTTTTCGACTTTTTTTCCTTCTTTTCCTGCTTTTTCTGCTTTTTTACCTTCTTTTCCTTCTTTTTTTTCGGCCTTTTTTCCTTCTTTTGCCACCTTTTCTTCGGCTTTTTTAATCTTTTCAGCTTCTTTTGCTGCCTTCTCTTCGGCCTTTTTAAGCTTTTCAGCTTCTTTTGCTGCCTTTTCTTCGGCCTTTTTAAGCTTTTCAGCTTCTTTTGCTGCCTTTTCTTCGGCCTTTTTAAGCTTCTCAGCTTCCTTTTCAGCCTTTTCTTCGGCCTTTTTAAGCTTTTCGGCTTCTTTTGCAGCCTTTTCTTCGGCCTTTTTAAGCTTCTCAGCTTCTTTTTCGGCCTTTTCTTCGGCCTTTTCTTCGGCCTTTTTAAGCTTTTCGGCTTTTTTTGAATTAATTGACGCCGATTCGGCTGATGATTCTTCAGACAATTCGGCTGAGGATACTAACTCCGATATTATTTCTGATTCTACTTCTTCGCTTACCTTTTTACATGTGGATGATTCTATTTCGCTTTTCGATGATGACACCAATTCTGCAAATAAGTCCGACTCTTCTGCTTTTAATTCTATTACTTTTTTTGATTTTGGGGGACGACCTTTCGGCTTATTTTCTTTCCTTTCATTTTCTTTTTTCTCCTTACCTTTATCCTTTTTCATTTTCACTTCTTCTATTGATAGTATTGTTATTGCTTCTTCGTAGTCAAATTTATATTTTTCTGATAATTCTTTTATTTTTTCTTTTAGGATTTCTTTTATTGATAATTCTAGGTTTAATATTAATTTATTTGAGATTGAATTTGACATTTTTGATTTACTTTTAAGTTCTTCTTTTGGGTTGGTTGTTATATGTTTTTTATTTTTTTTGTTTAATGTATTTCAATTTTTTTCTTTTTTTATTGTTTTTTTGGTTTACTAAATATTTTTACTACTTTTTTTTTATTTTTTTAATATATAATGAGCGGTACTTGGCAACCTGATAATTTAAACATAACTAGTGAGTGGAGCTCTGTTTGTTTTGGGAATGAACGGTTTGTTGCTGTTTCAGGTTCAAATACGACAAATCGTGTTATGACTAGTACTAATGGAATTACATGGACTTCTATAAAGGCTGCTGAAAATAATAATTGGCAATCCGTTTATTATGCTAATAATATTTTTGTTGCTGTTTCAAAATCAGGAAGTGGTAATCGTGTCATGACTAGTCCTGATGGGATTACATGGACTTCTAGAACATCTGCGGCGGATAATGATTGGTCATCAGTTTGTTATGGAACGGTTACTGATTCAGGTAATCAAAGATTTGTAGCTGTTGCAACTTCAGGTACTAATAATCGTGTTATGACTAGTAATAATGGTACGTCTTCATGGGATACTAGAACAACTCCTGGAGATAATCCTTGGAATTCTATTTGTTATGGAAAAGTTACTAGTACTAATACTGGATTATTTGTTGCAGTTGCAAGTTTAGGTGCAAATCGTGTTATGACTAGTCTTACGGGTGTTTCGTGGACTCTTAGTGCATCTGCTGAACAAAATAGTTGGACTTCTGTTTGTTATGGAACGGTTACTAGTAATGGAAGAGGTTTATTTGTTGCTGTTTCAAATTCAGGCACTAACCGTGTTATGACTAGTCGTGATGGAATTACTTGGACTTCTAGAACAGCTGCTGCAGATAATAATTGGACATCTGTTTGTTATGGTATTATTAATGATGGTCTTATTAATGCTCGTGGAGTTTTTGTTGCTGTTTCAAATTCAGGGACTGGTAATCGTATTATGACTAGTCCTAATGGGATTGATTGGAGTATTGACACATCTGCTGCAGATAATAATTGGACATCGGTTTGTTATGGAAATGGGTTATTCGTTGCGGTTTCAAGTGATGGTTATCATCAAGTTATGACTCGTACTAGTTCAACTTCAGCATCGTGGTATTTACAGACAACAACTAGTTTAGTTTCACCTTATTGGAATTCTGTTTGTTATGGTAATGAAAAATTTGTTGCAGTTGCATCTTCAGGTATTGGTAATCTAGTTATGACTAGTCCCGACGGGATTACATGGACTTCTAGAACAGCTGCTGCTGATAATAATTGGAGGTCTGTTTGTTATGGAACTGTTAGTAGTGTTGGTTTATTTGTTGCTGTTTCAAATACTGGTACTAATAATCGTGTTATGACTAGTCCCGACGGGATTACATGGACTTCTAGAGCAACTCCTACAACTCCTTCAACTAATAATTGGACTTCTGTTTGTTATGGGACAGATGCTTCAAATAATAACATTTTTGTTGCTGTTGCAAATTCAGGTACTAATAATCGCGTTATGACTAGTACAAATGGATATGATTGGACTTATAGAACATCTGCTGTAGATAATAGTTGGACTTCTGTTTGTTACGGAAAAGATGCTTCAAATAATAACATTTTTGTTGCTGTTGCAAATTCAGGAACAGGTGTTGGGGATCGGGTTATGACTAGTCCTAATGGAATTACTTGGACTTCTAGAACAGCTGCTAGAACTAATAATTGGTCTTCTGTTTGTTATGGAAAAGATGCTTCAGGTAATGGATTATTTGTTGCTGTTGCAACTTCAGGTACTGATAATCGTGTTATGACTAGTCGTAATGGGATTAATTGGAGTTCTAAAACATCTGCTGCTGATAATAATTGGATTTCTGTTTGTTATGGCAAAGATTTATTTTGTGCTGTTGCAAATACAGGTACTGGGAATCGGGTTATGACTAGTCCTAATGGAATTACATGGAGTATTGGAACATCTGCTGCAGATAATAATTGGAGTTCTGTTTGTTATACTGATAATATTTACGTTGCTGTTTCTAATGGACAATCATATACATCTAATACAGCTGTTATGTATAATGGTGTGTACTCTTGTTATGCCAAAGGTACTGATATTCTTTGTTCTATTGATGGAGAAGAAATTTATGTTCCTATTGAAAATATCAAAAAAGGAACTTTAGTTAAAACATATTTACATGGCTATAGACCTGTTCAGTTAATTGGCAAAAATAGTGTTATTAATATTAATTCTCTTCCATTAAATTGTTTATATAAATTGAAACAAGGCAACTTAACTGTTACTGGGGGTCATTTTTTACTTGTTGATGAGTTACCTGATAATTTATCACATGAATTTTATAAGTTACATTTTAAGGTTGATGATAAGTTTGCTTTACTTGCTTGTCATTCTGATTTATTTGAACCTATTCAAAATAATGATATTTTTATTATTTATCATTTGGTTTTAGAATCTGATTTTGATCAACCTTCGAGACATTTTGGGATTTATGCTGATGGTATTTTATCTGAGTCTACTACTGTTAAAAATTTTATATATTGTAATTTTGAAAATACTGGGTAATTATATTTTATAAATTTTATTATTTTTTCACTTTATAAAATATTTAGATTTTTTTAATATTTTTTTATTTTTTATTTTTATGTTACAGTTAGTGTTGTTACTTCGTCTGAAGGATACCAACCATTACTTTTTAATTCACTTGAACTACTACTATATTCTATAAATAAATCGAATGCATTTACGGCACTTTTCGAACCTGTATAATAATATGTTGTATTCGATTTTTCTACTATTCCATATAATTCATCTAAACTACTACAATTTGCAAATGTATTACTATTTATTGTTTCCATATTACTTGTTATTGTTACTTCGATTAAACTTGTACAATAATTAAACATATTTGATACCGTTAAAGTATTTTTTAAAATTACACTTGATAAATTTGCACATCTTTTAAATACATCATCACCTATTGTTGTTAAATCTGAGTATACAGTTATACTTGTTAACCCATTGCATCCATAAAATGCACCATCTCCCATACTTTGTATACTTGATAAACTTGAGTTATTGCTTGAAATATTTGTTAGACTTGAACAACCATAAAATGCATTTTGACCTATACTTGTTACACCTGTTAAATATTGTATACTTGATAGTTGTGTACAATCATAAAAGGTGTATTGACCTATACTTGTTACGGTAGATGGAAATGATATACTTTGTAAACTTGTACAACCATAAAATGCATAATCAGGAATACTTGTTACGGTAGATAGTATTGAAACTGTTTGTAATTTTGTATATCCTGAAAATGCAGATGATGAAATACTTGTTATTCCTGAAGGTATTGTAAAATCTGTTATTTGAGTAATTACTGATGATATTTGTGAATTAAAACTTGGATTTATTGTTATACTTGTTAGACTATAACATGCATCAAATATAGTGTTATTTACTAGTGTTTGAAGTGTATTTGAAAAAATTAAGGTTGTTAATGATTCACAAAGGACAAATGCGTTACCTCCAATACTTGTTACATTTGATAAATTTGATATACTTGATAGACTAGTACACTTATAAAATGCACTATTTCCTATACTTGTTACATTTGATAAATCTGATATACTTTGTAAACTTGTACAATTATAAAATGCATAATCAGGAATACTTGAAATAGAATCAGTTATTGAAATACTTGGTACACTTATACAACCATAAAATGCATATGAATCTATACTTGTTACATTTGATAAATCTGATATACTTGTTAGACTTGAACAATCATAAAATGCGTATTCTCCTATACTTGTTACTGAAGATTGAAATGATATACTTTGTAAACTTGTACAACCATAAAATGCATAATCAGGAATACTTGAAATATCTCCAGTTATTGAAATACTGGTTATACTTGAACAATCATAAAATGCATTTGAATCTATACTTGTTACTGAAGATGCTATTGTAACTGTTTGTAAATTTGTGTATCCTGAAAATGCAGATGATAAAATACTTGTTACTCCTGAAGGTATTGTAAAATCTGTTATTTGAGATATTACTGATATTTGTGAATTAAAACTTGGATTTATTGTTATAGTTTTTAATTCTGAACATCCTGAAAATACATTTGTACTTATACTACTTAATGAATTTGAGAATATTAAACTTGTTAATTTTGAACAATTTTCAAATGCATAAGTTTGTATACTTGTTACATTTGTTAAACCTGATATACTTGATAGACTTGAACAATTAAAAAATGCATTATTCGATACACTCGTTAATGAATTTGAGAATATTAAACTTGTTAATTTTGAACAATTTCCAAATACATATGACCCTAAACTTGTTAGACCTGTTAAATTTGTTATACTTGATAGACTTGAACAATTAAAAAATGCATCTTGATCTATACTTGTTACATTTGTTAAATCTGGTATACTTATTAAAGATGTACATTTATAAAATGCGAATTCTCCTATACTTGTTACGGTAGATACAAATGATATACTTAATATTTTTGTATAACCATCAAATGCACTATTGGGAATATTTGTTACTCCTGAAGGTGCAGTATAGTATAATATTTGTGAAAATACAGATACTTGAGAAATTAAACTTGGTGCAATTGTTATAGTTTGTAATGCTGAACATCCTGGAAATACTTCTGTACCTATACTACTTAATGAATTTGAGAATATTAAACTTGTTATACTTGAACAATCATAAAATGCATATGAACCTAAACTTGTTACACCTGTTAAATCTGTTATGCTTGATAGACTAGTACAACCATAAAATGCATATGTACCTATACTTGTTACGGTAGATGTAAATGATATACTTAATATTTGTGTATAACCTTCAAATGCACTATTGGGGATATTTGTTACTCCTGAAGGTGCAGTGTAGTATAATATTTGTGAAAATACAGATACTTGAGAAATTAAACTTGGTGCAATTGTTATAGTTTGTAATGCTGAACATCCTGTAAATACATCTGTACCTATACTACTTAATGAATTTGGAAATACAATATTTGTCAATGCTGTACAATTCTGAAATGCATTATAACCTATACTTGTTAGTGGTGAAAGTGAAAATACCAGGTTTGGTAATAATATACAATTATGAAATGAATATTCGTTTATGCTTTGTATATTTGTTAATCCTGATACACTTATTAAACTTGAACAATTCTCAAATGCAGATGTACCTATACTTTTTACTGAAGAATTAAATGATATACTGGTTAAGTTTGTACAATTATAAAATGCACTATCGGGTATACTTGTTACTTGTGAAGGTACTGAAAATTTTGTTATATTAGTTATTTCTATTTGTGAATTAAAACTTGGTGGAATTGTTATACTTTTTAAATTTGTACATGATTTAAACGCAATTGATAATGATACATTTCCGGTAGAGTTAATAATACTAGTAAGATTATTTGAAAATATAATATTTGTTAAATTAGTACAACCAATGAATGAATTAGTATCCATATTTTTTACACTTGATAAACTTGCTATACTAGTTAAATTTGTACAAGAATAAAACGCATAGCTTTCTATTGTGTATATATATGATAGACCTGTTACAGTTGTTATATCTGTACGGTTTTTAAATAAACTATCACCTATGTCTGTTACAGTGTATGTTTTATTATTATACAATACGCTGCTTGGAATATAATAACTAGTACTAGTAGTATCGACTGTACTAGTAACTTGGACTGTATAACCCGCTTGAATAGTATAAGTATATGTACTATCTGAAAATGTTTTGCCAATGTTAGAAGACATGTTATATATTATACTAAAATATTATTTTTTACTATTTTTTTATTTTTTTAATATTTTTTATGTTACTTTAGGTTTATAATTTATATTTCTCCTAATTTTTCACCTTTAACGGTGTAAATATACAACGGATTATAAATAAAAAATGAAATAGTTTTTTATTTAATTAAATAATGTAATTATATATTATTTATATTTGAGTTAAAAATCAATACTATTTTACTGAATTAATAATAATGGTTTATCAATCTCATTTACAATTGTTTAAAATTATTTCTAATTTTGAAGATATAAGCAATGAAATTTTAAAAAATTTATCTGATCTTAATTATAAAGATAAAAATAATTTAGATTTAGATTTTAACGATCATTTTCATTCAAGAGAAATACAACTTCATCCTAATATAAGAGATATAGAAAAATATAATTTGCCTAATGATTTTATTAATGCAGTATATTGTCTTCCGCAACAAGAATTTTGGGATTGTTATAGAAACAATACTTTTAAAAAATTTATTAAACTTTCGCCTTTTAAAAAATTTCCTCATTTAAAAACTCCAATTCCAATATTAATACGAACTACAACTGGAATTTGTTCAAATGAATATAAAGATTGGATATATAATAATCGTCATTATCTTTTATATTTTTCAAGATTTGAACATTTAATACATTCACCTTATATTGGTACAGATGAATCAACTGAAATATTAATAAAATATACAGAAATTTTTAAAATACCCGAAAATTTAGACAATAATATAAATCAAGATATAGATAAAAACATTATACAAGAAGAATATAATATTTAAGAAGAAGATTCTAAAACAAAAATAAAATACAAAATATTATAAGGCAAAATAAAATTCATTAAAATATTTACACATTTTATTATGTATATTTCTATATTACTATATTACTGAATTGAATATACACTATAATCTCGAAAATATTCATTTCTAAGTTGTTCAAATCTTTAGTGTGATTGATTATTAATTTCTCTCAATTCATCTATCTTTCTAGTCAATTCATTTTCTTCTTGAGTATGTAATTGTCTTTCTTCTGGTATCATTTTTTTAATTTTCGTATAGTCTATCATCAAGTTCTTGATATCTTTCCATATTCACTCTATTTTCACTCATTAAAGATTGTAGTTCAGCGAATTTTCTTTGTTTTTGTGTATTATTTGTAGGTTGTACACTTTGCTTAATTTTAGTTTTGGTATTTTTATAATTAAAACTATCCGTAAAATAAATATAGAAAATAATATTATTTATAAACCCTTTTATAAATAATTATTTGTATATTTTTATTTGAAAAAAACTTGGGAATAAAAAAATATCGTAAATAGCTGATTTTTTATTGTGTTCGCAAAACAACAACTAAGCATTATTTATTTTTGTTTTATTTTGTGAGTTTTGTTTTTTTTAAATCGGCTTACACGAGATTTTCTTTTTCCGCCAAAATTATAGTTTGATGATTTATCTGAATAAGTATATTCCAATACTTTTATAACACCATTTGTTCCATAATTAAAACCATTGTTCAATAATATATTTCTCATTATGCCTATAGGAGATGTCATTAAACAAAAACAATTATTTTCCATTCCTAAGTTTTCTATAAACGATAACATTTTATGTGAAAAAGATGATTTTTTATTACAAGTATTACATTTATTTATTGTGCTTTTGTATATTGACAAAAAAAATAATACTTGTTGGGGGACATTTATTTCAGTCCAATGGTCGTCTTTGAAAAAACGAATTTTATTTTCAATATGAATATTGTAAAAAACGTGTCCTATGTATTTTTCTTCTTTATCATGCATTTCACAATACATAATAATAAATGAGTTTTCATCAAAACGCCGTGGCTTCATTGTGTATATGTAATTTTCGGCTTCTCCTAAAACTGTTGTTGTATCGATGTATATCATCTCATCGCTTGGCGGGGTTTTATCAAATGTATCAATTTCCTTCATAATATTATCTTTCCAAAATTTGTATTTTTCATCGTGTGTATCATTGATTATATAAAAAACACCGTTGTCTGACATATATATATAAAGATAAAAACAAAGTGAGTGAAAAATACAATGTCTAAATAAAAAGAAAATATACAAATAATGCAAAATTATATAAGCACATGTCTGTATAATATAACAATACAAGTATAACGGTTAAACGAAAATCGTATTGGGTTATTGCGTTAAGTCAGTGCACCGAGAAGCGAATGGGTATTTATACATTATAATATTTCGCTTAATTTATGTATTTGTTCTTTTGTAAATGATTGAGGAAAAAGTATGTGAAAATGTATTATCAGATTACCTGAATGACCATCACGAATTAATCCAAGTTGTTGAATAACTTTACGGTATTCAGGTGTTATTATATTTCCACTATTATTATGTAATGTGTATGATTTACCATTTAAATGTTTTATTTCAAATGAAAACCCGCATAATGCATCTTTTAATGAAATATTTTTTTCTAAAACAAGATCTAAACCTTCTCTTTTAAAAAATGATTCATTTAATACTTTTATAAATATTTTTATATCTCCTTTAATATTCAAATCTAGTATGTTTCCTTTTTCTCTTAAAACAATCATTTCACCATCATCAATGCCTTTAGGTATATCTATATATATTATTTCTTTTTCAAATACTTTTAATCCATTTTCAATAATCCATCTTTCAATATCTATAGGAATTTTACTACCATTATAAACTTGTTCCATAGTTATATTTAAAGTTTTCGTTATAGGTACAGGTTTTTGTAATGCTTGATGTAATCCCATTGGTCCAGCTCCATTAAAAAAATGAACTTTGGTGTTTAATGGCATACCTGAATATCCATTATGCATACTAAATGATACATCTCCAAATATAGAACTTAAAATATCTTCAAATGGTATATCAGAATTCATAAAAGGATTACCAAATGGTATTTGTTGATTTCCAAATTTTAGTTTCATATCATATTCTTTCCTTTTTTGTGTATCTCCTAAAATTTCATAAGCTTCATTTATTTTTTGAAATTTACTTACAGCATCAATATCCCCTGTATTTTTATCAGGATGATATTTTAATGAAAGTGACCTATAAGCTTTTTTAATTTCGGTTTCATTTACATTTTCATTAATTCCTAATATATTATATAAATTCTCAGACATAAATATATTATTATAAAAGATATACTTAAACAATTATTAACTTATAATATTATGAATGTTGAAAATAAATTATTTATTTATAAATATCAGCCCATATATCTATCTGATTATGGTATAGATGATAATATAATAAACATGATACAAACCTTGATTAACATAAACAATTTAAATGTTTTATTAATAGGAGATACTGCTTCTGGTAAAACATCCATGTTAAATACAATAATTAAAGAATATTATGCAGATTATAATTATAAAGATTATGAAGAAAATATACTTCATATTAATAGTTTAAAAGAACAAGGGATAAATTATTATAGAACAGATGTAAAAACATTTTGTCAAACTTCTTCTATTATTAAAAATAAAAAAAAAATAATTGTATTAGATGATATTGATTTAATAAATGATCAAAGTCAACAAGTATTTAGAAATTGTATTGATAAATACAGTCATAATATTCATTTTATATCATCATGTAGTAATGTACAAAAAGTTATTGAAAGTTTACAATCAAGATTTATTACAATTAAATTAAAACCTTTAACTAAAACCCATTTAATTAATTTACTTAATAAAATTAAACAAAATGAAAATATTGTAATCGATAAAGAATCTGAAGAATTTATATTAAATGTTTCAAATAATACAGTTAAAATTTTAATAAATTATATGGAAAAATTTAAATTACTTAATGAACCAATTACAATACAAAATGCAATACAATTGTGTACTAATATAAGTTTTATTACATTTGAAGAATATACAAATTATATTAAACAAAAACAATTAAATAGTGCAATTAAATTAATTTATCAAATATATGATAAAGGTTATTCTGTAATGGATATACTTGATAATTATTTTATCTTTATTAAACATACTACTATATTAACAGAAGATGAAAAATATAAAATAATACCTTATATTTGTAAGTACATTACAATTTTTCATAATATTCATGAAGATGAAATCGAATTATCTCTTTTTACAAATAATTTAATAAATATCTTATAAATATTTTATAAATATAAAATATGAAACATACTCAACAATTATTTAAAATAAATATTCCTAATGATATTTTATTTAACTTATTGGATAATATTTGTACAAAAGAAAATAATATTTATACAGTTAATTTAAGTTCATTTAAAAAAGGTTTATTTACAAATGATATTCAAACATTTATTGAAGAGTGTAAAAATTATTATCATTTATCAAAACATAAATATTTAAATACAAAACTGGTTTACAATAGTTTTACAACAGTTTTAAGGCAGATATGTAATAATAATAAAATAAATTATACATCCAAAATTAAATATGATAAATCTGCATATGAGATTATTTATTATATTTATGAATAAAGGTCTAATTATATTGTATAATATTTAGTATTTTTTATTTTTTTTTGTTATTTGTTTATTATTTTTTTTATTTTTATATTTTGTACTATTTTCGTAATTTTTATTATTTTCATTATTTTTTTTATTTTCATATTTTGTACTATTTTCATAATTTGTATTGTGTTCATAGTCTTCTTCTTCTGTCTCAGATATAGATTCATCATTATTTGTTTTATACATATATAATCCTACACCACCTGCAGTAAGAAGTGTTGTTGCTAAAAATAATGAATTAAAATCACTCATATATACATACTTTACATTTTATTCGGTGTATTTTAATTTTATTAAATTATCTCCAAGAAAATTTGGTTTTAATCCATATAATCCAGGATAATTAGGGGTTTTCCAAAACCCAACAAAATTATTTTTAATATTTTTATTAATTGATGGTTCTAAAGGTTCTAAAATATGCCCACCACCTTCTCCTAATGTTACTAAAATATAATTTCCTATAATCGTATTACTTTCTAATACTTGTTTTTCAGATAATCTTGTAAACCATTGATATTTTACTCTATTTAATAATTCATTACTAGGTATAAGTATTCCATATAAATTCCTATACAAGTTTAAATAATTATTTGACATTAAATCATCAATTAATATAGGATTATCATCTATAGTTTTTGTTCCTATATTAGTTCCATCAATAAAATTTATTTGTCCTTTTCTTATACGATTTTCACACCATCTATTAAAATCTCCTAAAAATATAGATTCTGCAGTATAGTCTGTAGACATTACCCTTTGCATAAATTCAATTAAATTATTTAATGTAATATTTTCTTTTGTAGAACCACAAAATGATAAATTTGGGTAATAATTAAAAGTAGTTGATGTTATATTTCTGTCTATCGTTTCACACAAAAACATTTTATTATTATTTGTACCTTTATAATAAAGATCAATTAAATCTCTAATACATAAAAAAGATATTGGACAAATCATGCCACCATATATATATAATAATTTCATTAAACCTAATGTTCGTGTATTATCTAAAATTGGATTAGATATTTTAGACATATTTATATTCCATGATGGTATTAACTTATGAAATGAGTTATCATCAATAATACATATTGTAAAAGATTTGTCACATTGTTGTATTATACTTTTAACGGTTAAAAATAAATATGGTTGATTTAAGTCAAATGAACTTCGTGATCCAAAACTTAACCATCTTCTAGAATTGTATTCATATGGAACATGTATCCATAAAATAGGTTTTTTACTTTTAGCTAAAGTTGTTTCATCTAATAAATAATTTTGGATTGCTTCATAATTATACTTATTATCTTCCTTATTTTGTTTATATTCAAACCTTTTGTATAATATTATGAGAGAAATAAGAATAACAAAAAGAAAAATGTAATTATTTATTGTAAAAGACTTCATATAATATTATATAATAATATATATTATTATATTTTTATTTTTTTAAACATTTGTCTTTACAGTTGCATAACAATGTATATAAAACTGATGTAACATATAATTACAATGTGTAATACTTTTATATAGTTCTGATTTTTTATTTTCTCGTGTACGATCACAATATTTATTTAGTTTTGATTTTATTGTATCACAATCGTAATTTATTCATAAGCAAATCTATTATATAATATAAATTATTTTTATATTATTTTATTGTATTTTATATTTTGTATTATGGTATATTATAATGAGTATTCATCCATCATCTGATGTTCCTGGATATATTGATATTCCTCCATGTATTGATAGTTTAGATTCAATAAATTTTGGAAAAATTTATGGTAATTATGAAGATAGTATATTTTCACTTAATAATAAAAGTTTTAAAACTAATATTTATTATAGTTTAAAATATCAAACAAAAGTATTAAAACCTGAATTGTTTGGAACAAAAGATAACAAATATAGTTATCCAATTATACAATCAGTATTTGAACTAAATATTCCAGTATTTTCCTCAGTTTTTATACACAAAGATGATTTAACAAAAGCAAGAAACATACTAAAACAAATAAACAAAGATAATGAACAATCTAAACTAAGTATAACCAAATTTTACAAAAAATATGTATTTAAGTATTCAAGCCCTTTATTTAATTGTTTTTATGAAAATATTCCTTCAATATTTACAACAAATATTGATGATAATTATGTTCTTGTATTTATTTTTACTGGATATATAACTTTTTTTAAAGATTATGAATCAAGAGAAGATAGTCAATTTATTACTATAAGCATAAATGAATTAGATACTGATAATGATGTTGATGTACCTGATTTGCCTACTTCTGATTTAGCATTATCAGTAAGTAACAAAAAACATAAAGTACAAACTCTTACAGATGTTCCTCTTACAGATACTATTATAGATACAACTACACGTAAATCAATAAGAATAAACAAAACAAACAAAACAAACCCATTAATTGGAGGTAACAAATACAAAAAAAGTAAATCTAAAAGTAAAAAAAATAAATCAAAAAGTAAAAGAAGTAAAAGAAGTAAAAGAGTAAAAAAGTAATTAACTTCGTAATGGCGAGTTTAATGCACTATATAAATGATTATTACATCTCTTAAAAAAATTGTGTAGTTCTTTTGGGTCAGAACCTGTAATAGCATCATCAGGAATATATGTATTATTGCCTTTTTTATAGCATAATATTACAGGTATACCATTCACCATTTTTTTACTTTTTAAAAAAGAGTATAAATCAAATGATTTGTCAACATCAATATCACAGCAAATAACTTCAGGCGGTGAACTTGCAAAAAATGCATCTATTACTGGTTTTATTTGTTTACATGGTCCACACCATTCAGCACCTAATTTTATTATAATAAGTCCTGTATTATTTTGTAAAAGAGATAAAAATAAGTCTCTATTTGGAATTTCTGAAATAACATGTTTTGTAGTTGTCATAATATATGTTATTTTTATTTATACTAAATTTTGTCGCATTTTTTTATTTATATATTATATGATATCTTCATATAGATTAGGCGATTTAGTATTACTCGGATTAAATAATCAAGAAGTAACTAATTTAATAGATGATTATCCAAATTCAATAGGCGATGAATATGTAAAAAATGAATATACTGTAAATAATATATCTAAAATAACAAATATTGTATTAAATAATATTGAAAAATATAAAGATATATTACCTAAAGATATAGAAAATAGTACGGTAATTCATTTGAGATTAGGTGATGTTATTTGTGGTAATGAAGGTCATGAGCAATTAAAACGACCTTTATCATTAAGTTATTTAAAAGAAAATATTCCTTTAAATCAAAAAACATATATAATAGGTAAATGTTTTTTTGCAAAAGCTAGTTCTACAAATTATGATGAATGTATTAATATGTCAAATAAATATTTAAATGATGTTATTAATGAATTTAATGCAGAACATTTTGATGGAGGATTTGCAGATATAGATTTATGTTGTGCTGTTAAATGTAAAAATTTTATACAGGGTATGGGTTATTTTAGTGAATTAATATCAAGAATAAGAGACCACTTAAATTTAAATACTAAAAAAATTAATCCTCACAAAATACATTTATTTCCATCTGCACAATATAGTAATAAAAATACTAAAAATACTGTTTTATTTATCGAACCTCGTAACATAATGCATTCTTTAAATGTTTTAAAAAGAACATACAATTTATTAAAAGATGATTGGAATTATGTATTTTATTGTGGAAAAAATTATTTTGATAACTGGAAATCTATTTTGCCAAACTATATTGAAATACGAGCATTAGAATGTAATAATTTATCACAAAATGAGCATAGTGATTTTTTAAAAACTAAAGAACTATGGTATTCTTTATATGGTACATTTATATTAACAATTCAGTTAGATGTGTGGTTGTTTAATGAACCACCTTACACTATAGATTATTTTTTAAATTTAAATAAAAGTTATATTGGTGGAAATATGAGTTATACATGGAAAGAATTATTAAATTATAATATTAATCCTGAAATTAGAAACTTTAATGGTGGATTGTCTCTTAGAAAAAAAGAAGATATGATAAAAATTATAGAAAATTATCCTCCTGAAAAAACATTAATAGTTAATCCAAATAAAACTGAAGGACCATATTTTGAAAAATATCCTGAAGATATGTATTTTACAATTGGTTGTTATAAATTAAATATGAATATTGGTGATGATAGCGTGTGTTCAAATTTTGCATTGCATACTATTTATTATGATAAATGTTTTGGTATTCATAATGCACATGATGATTTAAAAAATATTTTAAATGTAAAATATCCATATTTAAAAACTATTAATCCACATGTATATTTTAATCCAATTCAAAATAATAATATAATTAAAAATCCAATTCAAAATAATAATATAATTAAAAATACAGTAAAAAGATTAATTATTAATAAATATATAAAAAATATAAATCAAAATAATAAAAATACAAATAAAAATAAATTATCTATTGTAAGGTTGTAAATTCGATTGTTTTTGTTTTTATAAATCTCTGTATTTTTATAAATTACATTAAATAAAAATAATATAAAACAAATATTATATATTATTTATATTTCCATGAATAGAGTTGAACAAATGAAAAAAATACAAAATGATGGTTTAGAATTATTTACTAAAAAAAATGCTGATTATGGTGATGCATTTGCTAAATATGGATTTATAGGAGTATTACACCGACCGAAAAGAAAAATGAGACAAAAACATAATTATTATTTGTAGATTTTATAACTATGTTTTAAGTAATTTGTTAAATGGTCTTTTGTTATTTTACTTGCTAATATTCCATTTATTGTATTATAAATATCATCGTAAGTATTTGGACTTTCTTTTTTGATATAATGTTTTAATTGACTGAAAAGCTCTTCAATACTATTTGTTTCTGGGTAATTCTTCTATAATATTTTTATTGAAATATAATTAAAGACATTTTATAATATTATATATAATATAATGAAAACAATTGAACAAATTAGAGAAGAAGCAAACACAATTTATAATAATAAATACGAATATTTAGATATTGACAAAACAAGCAAAAAATCAAAGATTATAATTAAATGCAAAGAACACGGAATATTTAGTAAATATTATCACGACCATTTGGTGCGTAATCAAGGTTGTCCAAATTGTTCTAAACCATCAAAATTAGATGTAAATAGTTTTATACAAAGAGCAAGTATAGTTCATAATAATAATTATGATTATTCACAAGTAATATATAAAAATACTAACACGAAAGTATCTATTATTTGTAGCAAACATGGAGTTTTTTTACAAACCCCAGGCAATCATTTGTCAGGACAAAGGTGTCCAAAATGTTGTAAAAATATGAAATATACTATTGATACATTTATAGAAAAGGCAAATAATGTTCATCATGATTTGTATGATTATTCATTAACAAACTATACCAATATAAACACAAAAATACTGATAATTTGTAAAGAACATGGAGTATTTGAACAAATCCCTCAATATCATTTACAAGGTTATGGATGTTATAAATGTTCTAATATTGTAAGAAATATACATGATTTTATAATTAAAGCAAATACAATACATAAAAACATCTATGATTACTCTAATAGCATTTATGTAAGTTCAAGAGAACCAATAATTATAATTTGTAAAATACATGGTGAGTTTTGCCAAACGCCAAATGACCATTTGAATGGTTGTGGTTGCCAAAAATGTAGTATAGGGTGTTTTTCAAGAGTAGCAATAAAATGGTTAGAAAATATTGAACAAAAAGAAGGAATAATTATACAACATGCTGGAAATATTGGTGAGAAAAAACTAAAAGTGCAAGACAAATTATTCAAAGCAGATGGTTATTGTGAATCAACAAATACTATTTATGAGTTTTATGGAGATTTTTGGCATGGTAATCCATTAATATATAGTCCATCTGAAATACACCCAATAAATAAAAAATCCTATGATGAATTATATAATGAAACAATTGAGAGAGAAAATATGTTGCGGAAAGAAGGTTATAATTTAATTACCATTTGGGAAAGTGAATATTATAACCTTATAAATATTTAAAAATATAATTACTTATAATAATAGTAAAATGGACGAACTCCAAAAACAAATTGAAGATTTAAAAATAAAAAATATGGAATTAGAAGAGAGATTAAAAAAATATACAAATGGAGATAATCACAAACGATATTATGAAAAAAATAAAGATAAAATAAAAGAACAAGGAACAACCTACTTGAAGAAGCTGAAAGAAGAAAACCCAGAAAAATTAAAAGAATACAGACGCACTTATTATTTGAAAAAGAAGGGGAAATTAACACAACAAAACGAAAATGTTAATAAAAATGAAATGACTTAAACATATTTATAGAGTATAATATATAAATAATGAGTATTAAATATACAAAAGAACTATTAAATAGTTATTGTCAAGAACATAAGGTTAAATTACTAACCAACTATTCAAATGAAAAAATATGGTGTGGAATGTCTTTAGAAGGAAATTGCACTAATTATGATTGCGTAAATACATTTAAAAAATCATTTAAATATTTAATTAAAAATGGTTCTTTTTGTAAGCAGTGTGCTAAAGGTAAAAATAAAAATTGTGTAATCTTTAATTGGAAATTATTACAATCATATTGTTCTGAGAAAAATATAAAATTGGATAAAGATTACTCAAAAGAAAAACTTGGAAGTACAACAAGAATTAAGGGTATTTGTGAAAATACTGATTGTAAAAATAATTTTGAGTGTAAATTTAGAAATTTAATAGATTTTGGTGCTTTATGTAATGAGTGTTTTTATAAAAAAAGAACTGAAATCACAAAAAAAACAAATCAAGAAAGGTATGGTGTAGAGTTTGTTTCACAAGTTAAAGAAGTTAGACAAAAAGCAGAAGAAACTATGTTAGAAAAATATGGTGTAAAATATACTACGCAATCTAAAGAATTATATGATAAAATGAAAAATAATAATATGGAAAAGTATGGCTGTGAGTATGTTATGCAAAATGATAATTTCAAACAAAAAGTAACAGATACAAATAAAGAAAAATATGGAGTAGAATGTTCTTTACAACGAGAAGAAATAAAAGAAAAATCAAAAAATACAATTAAAGAAAAATATGGTGTAGAATTTGTTTCACAAGTTCCAGAAATAAGACAAAAAGCGAAAAATACCAATATTGAAAGATATGGTTTTGAATATGCCACTCAATCTGATATAGTTCAAGAAAAGACTATTAAAACTAATTTAAAAAAATATGGTTTTGAACGAGCATCACAATGTAAAGAAGTTCAAAATAAAATAAAAGAAACTTGTTTGGAAAAATATGGGGTTGAAAACTATTTTCAATCTAATAATAAGAAGATTAAATCAATAAATACTTGTTTGGAAAAATATGGGGTTGAAAACCCATCTCAAAATGAAAATATTAAAATTAAAAAAGAAGAAACTTATATGAAAAATTATGGAGTTAAAAGTCCTTTTCAAATGGAAGAAACCAAACAAAAAAACCGACTAGTTATGACTGAAAATAAAGATGAAATTCAGAAAAAATATAAAGTTACATCTTTAAAAAATTGGGGAGTAGAACACCCTTCGCAAAATCCAGAAGTTATGCAAAAATGCTCAAAAAACGCATATAAACTAAAAGACTATGTTCTACCATCAGGTGATATAATCAAAATACAAGGTTATGAACATTATGCGTTGGATGAGATATTACAAAATAATGTTTTAGAAGAAGATATTATAAATGGATGTTATAATGTTCCTGAAATATGGTATGAAGATGAAAACAATAAAATGCATAGACATTATGTAGACATATTTATTCCATCTCAAAATAGATGTATTGAAATAAAATCAACTTGGACTGCTGAAAAGAAAAAAGACTGTATATTTCTCAAACAAAAAGCAGGAAAAAAATTAGGATATAATTATGAAATATGGGTATATAACTCAAAAGGTGAAAAAGTAGAATGTTATAAATAATTTAGGAAATGAATATTTGCGTATAATTACTTAAAGAAATAATATTCAGTAATTATATAAATGAAAAAACGAAAAAAGTCAAATAGTCCGTTGAAAGTGATTAAGACATCACTTAAAAGTAATTGTTTGGATACAGAAACAATACTTACTCTAAATAACTACTGCAAAAATCTTAATCTTATTGTGGTACATGCTTATCAATTTTTGAGATTGTATATTTTACATAAATATCATACAAATCAACCATTACCAAAAATAGATGATAAGTTCATAGAACATATTATTAAGACAATTGCAGTTGGTAATAAATGCGGAAAGAAATTGAATAATGATGAACTCACATTTTTTTATGAAAACCATTACAAACAAACCATACAAGGTGAAAAATTATCTTATTCCAAATATGGTAATACAATTGGTTATACGGCTACTGCTATTTTAACTTGTTTGGAAACAAATATTAAGACACATTTTGCGAAACATTTGAAACGATTTATCAATATACAATTTGAAAAGGAAAATCAAACTAAAGAAGAAAGACAACAACTTTACAAAAATACGAAAACTATATTTAATGATATTATGAATAATACTAACACATCTGAAAATGAATATAAATTATGGAAAGATGCAAACAAATCATTTCTTATTCCAGAAAAAATAAAAAAGAATGTGTATTATGATTTGGAATGCTCCCCACAACATTATTTATTTCCGTTGATTTATATGAGTTTGAGATTAGAAGAAAAAGAAAAGAAATTATTTCAGTTTTGTCCTTTACGAAAAACACTTATTCCAAAATATATGAATATTGATACAAAAACACTTATTACCATGTTATTTGATACAAAGAAACACAAAACCACACAAGGTAAATTATTGGATAAAGTGAATGAAAGTAAAGAACTCATATGGAACTCGTTATTTGATATGGAAAAAATAAATAAACTAATGAACCCAAATAAATACATTTTTAATCATATGTTTTCTACTGATGGTGTTGGTTGTTCTTTGGTATTTATACGAGTAGATATGAAAGACAAAACTATTCCACAAACCAATAAGACAAGCTGTAATGAATATGATTACATAACTGAATTATCCAATGAAGAATTAAACCATTTGAAAGATTATAATAAAGTAGCAATAGACCCTGGCAAAAATACGATTATGTTTATGACAGATGAAAAAGGCAATACATTAAAATATACCAACATGCAACGAAGAATAGATACATACGCAAAAAAGAAAAGACAAATAATTATGAAATCATTTTACAAAAATAATATCAAAGAAATTGAAGAACCATTAAACCAAACATGCTCTATGAGTTGTAATTATGAGAAGTTTATAGAATATTTAAAAGTAAGAAACAAAATCAATAAAGAATTACATCAATATTACGAACAAGAATTATTTAGAAAATTGCGATGGAGAAGCCATACATATACACAGAAAAGCGAAAGTATTTTAATCAATAAAATAAAACGAACATTTGGTAAAAAGATTGTTATTGGTTTTGGTTCATTTCAACAAACACAACAAATGAAAAATTGTATGCCTACGCCAAACAAATCATTAAAGGACTTATTAGCTCAACATTTTAATTTATGTATTGTGGATGAGTTCAAAACATCTAAAATGTGTAGTTTTTGTTTAGAAGATGAAACATGTTATTATAAACAACGAGAAAACCCAAGACCATTTAGAGAAGGTATGGTGAATATACACGGATTACTAACTTGCACGAAGTGTAGTAAGTCGTCTCATTCCCATTTGATGAACCGAGATTTGAATGGTAGTAGAAATATTTTGTATCTAATGAAAGAATGGATACAACATAGAAAAAGACCTATGATATTTTGTAGGAAACCATTAATCATATCACAAGACGAGTGATAGAATCAAGGTTATAAATACCGAAAGAAAAGATTAAGAAATGAGATTTTTGATTTATTTTTTAATATGTTTTTGTCTCATTTTTCTTTTCGGTCGGTGTAATGAGAATAGAAGATAAAATACAACGATCTTTATCTATTACCAAAAATGGTATTAATTTAGTTAATGATGAAGGAATTAAAGATACTTTATTAGATTTACATAATTATGCTGCTATGGCATTAATGTTGTTAGATGAGAAATAAATATATAAATTTATTATTATTATTTATTTATAACAACCTCTTTTGCAATATTTTTTATTATTTTATTTTCTTTTTCAGTATCATTTTCACCTTTACCTCCCATTGCTTCAATTATTAATTTATTATACTGATCCGATTTTTTTGAATCACTATAAATACAATCAGGGAACTTTACTCTAAACTCGGGTATCAATTTAGTATTTTTATGTGCGATATATTTGATTGCTTTTCTTAATTTATACTTTTCATCATTTTCTTTTTCCCATTTATCATCATCTTTTACATACATCGTTTCTCTCTTTGAATCACTACAATGAACTGGTCTTTTGTGTATTTCTAATGCTTTCAAATTTTTAACAATAATGTTTGTAATACCTTCTATAAATCCTAATTTTCCAACATTTTCAAGATCTGATAATTGAATATCTAGCGATTCAACAAAATCCATAATGTTCATAGCATCTTTACATTCTTCATTTAAAAATACATTTAAATTAAATGTTTTATTATTTGAAATATTATTTGAATGTGTATTATTTATTATTATATTAGGTTTATCGTTTTTAACTATATCTAATATTAAATTTTTAATATCTGTATTTTCTTTAATTAAATATTTTATTAAATCATTATTTTCTTGTTGTTTACATTTTTTTTTATGTATGTGAAGACTTTGCCTGTGTAAATATTCTTTTCCACATACACAATTGAAAATATTCGTCAGGGGATTTTTGGGATTTTCTGTCAGCATTTTATGTTTTCGTGTCAATAAATGTTTATTAAAATCTTTTTTGTTACGAGATTTGTACTTACAACATTCACATGCATATTCGAAGGGATTTTTTGGGACAAAAATGTCAGTCATTTGTCAGTATTTTATACTGACATAAAAATCCCTTAAATTCTTTTTTTTTAAATATATTTTTAAAAAATAAAAATTTATCGTAACAATTTTAAAAAATGTTAAAAAGTTGTCAGACCATAAAAATTTTTATGGTCACAACGAATCATTTTTTCAAAGACTTTTTTCGGATTTTCATTTTTGGACATTTTTTTTGTCCATTTTTGAAAAATGAAAAAAACTTTCGGAAAAAAAATTTCATTTTTTTAATAATTTTAATTATTTTTTTATAAAATTTTACAAAAATAATACATATTTAAAATCAATAATCATGTATATTTTGTAAAAAATAAATACAATTTAGTGTTTTATCATCAGGGGATTTTTGGGGATTTTTTGTCAGTATTGTAATTTATGGTCTTAAATAATTTTCAGATTTTAAAAAGTATGTTATCATATATGATTTATATATTTTATTTTTATAATTATTTGTGTTTTTTGGGACAAAAATGTCAGTCATTTGTCAGTATTTTATGCTGACATAAAAATCCCCAAATTTTTATTTTTATTTTTTTATTTTTCAAATTTTTAAAATTATCGTAACAATTTTAAAAAATGTTAAAAGGTTGTCAGACCATAAAATTTTTTATGGTAACAATGAAATATTTTTTCCAAGACTTTTTTCGGATTTTCATTTTTGGACATTTTTTTTGTCCATTTTTGAAAAATGAAAAAAAGTCTTTGAAAAAAAATTATGTATTTTTATATAAAATTATGTATAATATTTTATATATATGTCAAATCCATTTTTATTAGATTATGATTTTAGTAAAAAAGATTACACAGATGAAGATTATGAAATAATTCAGCAAAAATTAAAGGAAAAAGAGGAATACTTAAGAAAATATATGTTATGTGTATATCCACGAGATAAAAATATTTTTAAGAAGGTAAATGGAAACACTTTTGCAGAATTAGATGATATTAGAAATAGAATGTCTAAGGGTACTAGACAAATACTTATAAATAAAAATAATAATCAACTTCCACATTGTAAATTATATAAAATCGGTAATGGCGGAAATAACTGTATTGTAAATTGTACTACATTTGCACAAGATGGTAGATATACATATAGTCAAAATATTTATGATGTTAGAAGCAAAAAAGAAAGGATTTGATAAGGTAATATGGATTGATGCATGTTGTATAGCTATAAATAATTTAGATAACATTTTTCTTATTTTTTGCCTAATAAAATGAGCGTTTTAAATGAGAAAAGGTGTAAATCTACGATAATTGATGAATTTATTAAAGATTATTATAAAATGGTAGAGATTGGTACACCTTTTGTCTCTCTTTTTCCTGAAGAAAATGTATTTAGTATTATACTAGGTAATCATAAATATAAAGAATTATCAAATAATTTTAATGAAATAAATAATATACGAATTTTTACGCGTGATTGTGATATAAATGTAGCAAAACAACAAGGATTTAGTTTTTATCAATGTCAATATAAATAAAATAGTATATATTATAAAAATAATATATATTATAAAATAATGTATATTATAAAATAATGTATAGTATAAAATTATCTCTTGATATAGTCTAATAATTACTTTATAGTTGTAATTATTTTTTCCAACTCATCAATATCAATTTCAGGAAATTTAACATGAGATTCCCAAAAATATTTACAATATGACCATTCAAAATCACAATCATATGTATACCAATCAGGATGTTTTTCAATAAGTGTATTGTATATTTTAGGGGGTAATAAATCTAGACTTTGTTTAGGTAACACATATGATAATTGTACATATGGTGAAACAGGTAATGGTTTTTTATGTTTTATAAATACTTTATCAAAATAAGGTATATAATGAATTAAGTCTTCTAATAAAGGAGGATAATTATACTTATATTTCCATCTCCAATCAGCACAACCAGTGGTATAATATTTCATATTCCATTCTAGACCTTCAAGATAATTAATACATATTTCTTTTTTTTGTTCTTCATTAATATTGTCAATACCAAATAAACATTTATAATATCTTTCTTGCCATCCTGAATTATATGGATTAATTATATTCTCAACTTTTCTCTCGTAAGTAGGCATTAATTCAAATTTTTTAAATAAAATTTCAGGTGAATCATTTGCAGAATATAAATTATATTTGGATTTTTTATCACGCAATTTAGTTTCTACAATAATATATTCTTCTTCTAATTCAGCTAACAAATTAACTAATTTTCCGACATTTTTCCAATAAATTTTTATACCATTTGTTAGATTTGATTTTTTTCCACCAAGTGTATGTTTATATGCATTAATCATTTTATCAATACCACCAGTACGAATATTAATTGCAGGAAAATGTGGCATAAAATCATTTCCAAGAAAAAAACACATAAAAATATAATCATATATTCTATTTTGTTGTTGTATTGTAGTTAATGGTTCATTATTATTCATATCTGATGCAATGAATTTAGCTAATTCAGGAATATCCAAAATGTATTGTTCGTGTGGTTTTAAATCTGAATTAATAGATTTAATAAATTCAGGTGTTTCTCGAAATAAATAAATATTTGGGCAAATTTTTAAATGATTAATACAAAGCATAATTAGGTCTGCATCTAAACCATAAATAACTGTATTTTGTGTTGCATGTTGTACACTAAATGTACGAATAAATTCAAATATTTTATGTTCTCCTTCTCCATAATTATCGCTTGTAGATAAAATAATATTATGAACATTGTAATTGTCAGGGTTGCTATATTTTTCTTTAAGTTTTATATTTAATTTACTCATAAAAGTAGTACCAGGAGTTATAGATGCAGTATTCCATATGTCAGGTTTTGTCTCTTTAAATATAGATTTTGATATATTATTTTGATAAATAGATTTATATCGTCGGCATCTTTGCTGTTCTAATTTAGCTAAAGGCGCTACACCATCAAATGCAATAAATAGATTAGTTGTAGGACAAATATCTAAAATATACTTATCTATTTTATCACATACTAAACTAATAATTATATCAGTATTTTGAATATTTTTGTTTGTATGAATAACATCGTAAATGATAGAATTACAATCTAAATAAAAGTTATTAACATTAAATTTTATGTTAATAAATTCTTTAATGATATTAGGATGATTTTTAACAATATATGAAAAGTAACTTGGAATACCCATTTTATTAATATATCTAATTATATTTAATATGTTACTGAATATAATAAAACATATTTATAATCATACTGCGGGTAGTACTCGTAGTAATAATAATTATTCATGTTACCTGGTAATAAATAAAATAAAAATAATATATTTATTATAATACAATTTACAATAAACATATTCTAACAATAAAAATAATTAATTATATTATATGGAGAATAATACAATATTTGATATAATGAATAAAAAAATAGATTTTTATAAAAATGTTATACAAAACACAATATTACATGTTCAAAAAAATAAAATGTTAGATATTTTAGGAATTACCGATATAAATAATTGTGTAAATAAATTAATTGAAATAGATAAAAAAATAAAAGATATTGTTGAAAATAAAAATATAGATACAACGATAAGCGTAAGTAATTTGCAAAAAATAAATAATGAGTTATCAGGTGTTATGAAAAATTATGGTACACATAATTTGGATGACTTGTTGACAATATGTTTTGGAAATAATAATAAAATAACAAATAGTGAAAATGAAATACTAAAATATGAATTATTGCAAAAATATTTTCATCCAATAAGTTATAAACTTACACAATACAAAAATACTGGAGATCAAATTGATGATAAAACACAAAATTTAGATTGTTTTGAAGTTGCAAATAATTATAAACAATTTTATATGAAAGTGTATGGAATAAAATTATATATTTATAATAGTAACTTAAATAAAAGTATTATAGTGAATGGATTTGTAGATGATATAGTAATAGATTTAATAAATAATAAATATATAATAAATATTCAATCAGAAATTAAAGAAAATGTTCCAAAAGAGGATGATTTTACTTTAAATATGTTTAATGTATTTATGTCATCATTAACAATAAAAGATTATTTAATACATAAAAATTATAAGGATTATTATGGAAAATATGTTGGTTGTATTCATCAAATTAATTTATTAAAACAAAAACAAATATCATCGATTATAAAGGAATTTATAAATGATAATATGTATTCAAAAAGAACAATATTAATTAATTTATTAATAGGTTCAACAAATTATGAGAATCAATATTTAGCTTATTTATTGTATGATATTCTCTCTAATGATTCAAATGGAACTATAGATACACAAGAACAAACAAATTTATTTGATAGTTTTCCTTGGGCTATACAAGAATATTTTAAAAATGCAATGAAAAAAACAATACAATATACAAATGATTTGTCAAATTTTGATTTAAATAAAATACCAATTGAACAACAAATTTGTTTATTAAAAGCTCCTGATTCAGTCAAAGAAAAAGCAATGATAAAATTAAAAGAATTAAAATCAAAATCAGAAGATTCAGGCTCAAAAGTTAGACAATATTTAGATGGTTTATTAAAAATACCTTTTAATATTTATAAAAAAGAACCAATATTGTATATTATGGAACAAATAAAAACAAATTTTAAAAATATATATAAAAAATATGAAATAGAAAAACAATATCCTGAAATTCCAAATAGAGAGAAATATACAAATATTGAAATAATGCAATATTTAAAGGTATTAAAAAATAATTTTAGTAATCAAAATGTATATGAAAATTTAATTATAGGTGACAAAAAACAGTTATGTAATAATATAATATTAATAAATAAATTGTTAAAAAAGCATAATTCAAATGAACAAATAATAAATTATAGTAAAATGAATAAAACACAAATGAAAAATGAAATAGAAAAATATATTAGTATATGTAAAAATATAAATGATGCTGAATTATTTGAAACTTCAGATATATTTGACGATATAAAAAATATTGAAGAAAAAATAAATACAATAACTAGTTATATAAATAGTGTAAAGTCTATTTTAGATAATGTAGTACATGGTCATAATAATGCAAAAAAACAAATAGAAAAAATTATAGGTCAATGGATAAATTCATCAGGAAATACAAATGGATATGTATTAGGATTTGAAGGAAGTCCAGGAGTTGGTAAAACAACCTTAGCAAAGGGGTTATCTGAATGTTTAAAAGATGAGAATGGTGAATCGCGACCCTTTTCATTAATAGCAATAGGCGGTGATTCATATTCGTCAAGTTTAGTTGGACATTCTTACACTTATGTAGGAAGTACATGGGGACAAATAGTTCAAATACTAATGGATAAAAAATGTATGAATCCAATAATATTAATAGATGAAGTAGATAAAATATCTAAAACAGAACAAGGAAAAGAAATTATAGGTATTTTAACCCACTTATTGGATTATACTCAAAATAATAGTTTTCAAGATAAATATTTTTCAGGTATAGAGTTAGATTTATCAAAAGTCTTGTTTATATTATCGTATAATGATGCAGAATTAATAGATAAAATATTGATTGACCGTGTACATAGAATTAAATTTAATAATTTATCAATTGAAGATAAAATAGTTATAGCTAATAAGCATATACTTCCTGAAATTTATAGAAATATGGGATTAGACAACATGATAAATATATCAGATGAAGTATTGAAATTTATAATAGATGAATACACATTGGAATCGGGTGTAAGAAAACTAAAAGAAAAGTTATTTGAAATCGTTGGAGAGATTAATTTAAATATACTTAAAACTATAAATAACCATTTTGAATTACCAATAAACATAACAATAACTGACATTAAAAATAATTATTTTAAACACATGAGAGAAATTAAAATACAACAAATACATAATGAAAATAAAGTAGGTGTTATTAATTGTTTATGGGCAAATGCTTATTCGGTTGGTGGTATATTATCAGCTAGTGCTAAATTCATACCATCAGATTGTTTTTTAAAATTTAAAATTACAGGATTAATAGATCAAATGATGGACGAATCATTTCAAATATCATTAACATTAGCATATAATTTATTAAGTGAAGAGAGAAAAGAAGAATTAAATGAATTGTATAATGGTAAAAACAAATATGGCATTCATTTACATATGGGTGATGGATCAATAAATAAATCGGGTACATCTGCAGGAGTTGCAATAACAATATTATTATATAGTTTATTGAATAATGTAAAAATAAAAAATGATTTTGCTATAACAGGAGAAGCATGTGATTTAAATGGAAAAGTAGGAGAAATAGGTGCATTAGATACAAAAATAATATATGGTATTAAATCAGGTGTTAAAAACTTTATTTATCCTTTAGAAAATAAACAAGATTTTGATAAATTTACTGAAAAATACAAAAATAGTTTGGATAATATACATTTTTATCCAATTACAGAAGTACATGAAGCAATAAATTTAATAATAGACACAAAATAAATAATAAAATGTGATAATTATTATATGGACAACATAAAATCGAAAAATATTCCATTAAAACTATATCAACCATTAAATACATTAGTATTTTTATCATTTTATTCGCCTATTATAATTGCATCAATCATCACATCTATGTCATTTATATTTCAAAATTTTAAAGGAATCATTTATTTAGCATTTTTATTAGGAATATGTATATTACGAAATTATATTTATATGATGTGTGGTTCGCCTCCAATTAATTCAACAAATGATGATATATGTACATCAATACAATATAGTGAGTATGGAAATGCATCATTTAGTGCATTTGTATCATCATTTACAATAATGTATTTATCATATCCAATGTTTAGTAATAATTCGCCAAATTTTGTTATATTTTCAATCTTATTAATTTATTTTTTTGTAGATATATTTATTAAAATATATAAAAAATGTGCACAAGCAAGTGATTTATTCTTAAATGTGTTATTAGGATTAGCATCATCTGCTTTAATAGTTACTTTAATGTATGCAGGTGGATCCGGGAAGTATTTATTTTTTAATGAAATATCCAGTAATAAAGATGTATGTTATATGCCAAAAAAACAAACATTTAAATGTAGTGTATACAAAAATGGTGAATTAATAAGTGGTCCAGGTAATTGAAGAGAATAGTAAATACATAATGAATATTTTATATTTTATATTTTATAATGTAAAAATATAAAATAATTCTATTTTTTTTTATTTTTTTTATGTTTTAAGTTTTTGTTTTTTTGTTGATTATTTTGTTGTTCTTTAAGTTCTTTTTGTTCAATATTAATTGTTTCTTTAAGTTCTTTTTGTTCATTATTAATTGTTTCTTTAAGTTCATGTTCTTGTTCTTCAATAAATTGTACTTCTTCAATAAATTCATGTTCTTGTTCTTGTTCTTCAATAAATTCATGTTCATGTTCTTGTTCTTGAATTTGTTCTTCAATAAATTGGAGTTCTTGTTCTTCAATAAATTGGAGTTCTTGTTCTTCAATAAATTGGAGTTCTTCAATATTTATTTGTTCTTCTTCTTCAATAAATTCTTGTTCTTCAATATTTATTTGTTCTTCTTCTTCAATAAATTCTTGTTCTTCAATATTTATTTGTTCTTGTTGTTCAATAAATTGGAGTTCTTGTTCTTCAATATTTATTTGTTCTTCTTCTTCAATAAATTCTTGTTCTTCAATATTTATTTGTTCTTCTTCTTCAATATTTATTTGTTCTTGAATTTGTTCTTGAATTTGTTCTTGAATTTGTTCTTGAATTTGTTCTTCAATAAATTTTTGTTCTTGAATTTGTTCTTCAATAAATTGTACTTCTTCAATATTTATTTGTTCTTGAATTTGTTCTTGAATTTGTTCTTGAATTTGTTCTTCAATATTTATTTGTTCTTCAATAATTTGTTGTTCTTGTTCTTGAATTTTAGCATCATTTGCTATATTTAATTCTTTGTTAGGGTTAACATTTAAAAAAGGTATTGATGGACCAAATGCATTTAAATTAACTGTTAACCATTGTTTAAAATTTTTTATAATTAATTGTCTTTGAAATGTTTCTGTTAATTGTTTCATATTTCCGCGCGTATGATAATTTTTAATAAAATTATTTATAACTGCAAATATATTTTTATTTTTATATGTTTCTATATTACTGTAATTAAATAAAGGTTTTTTATTTTTTTTGTTTACATAATTATGAAAAATATATATTGTGTTTTTTAATTTTTGTTTTGCATTTATATCTTGTATATTAAATTTTGATAAAAATATTTTTGCATCATGTGAACATTCAGGACATGGTAAATAAAAAGATATTCTTTTTATAAAATTAAATATTTGAACATATATTGAATAATGTATATTTTCTTTTACCTGTTCAGCTAATGTATGAAATAATGTCCATATAGGAGGTCCCCAAATGCTTGGCGGCGACATGATTATATTTTAATTATATAAAAATATAAAGATATTTTAACATATTACAAAATAATATGTTAAAATATAAAGTAGAAGGAAATATCGATTTTTTTTCAGAATTATATAAATCATTAGATGTACAAGAAAATAATAATAATAATGTATGTTTAATTACAAACGAAGAATTAACAGATAAATATGTAACAATGACATGTGGACATAAATTTAATTATGTACCTTTATATAAATATTTAGTTAATCAAAAAAAAAAATTTAATAAAATGGAAATGCACCAGGTTAAAATAAATGAAATAATATGTCCATATTGTAGGAATAAACAAAAAGGAGTTTTACCATATTATGAAGATTTACCACTTTCTAAAGTATATGGTGTAAATTATGTTGAATGTGATGATATTTTTGTTTTATGTGAATTTACAAGTGATGAAGTACAATCATGTCACCATATTGGATATAAATTTACAGGAAATAATTATGGACATGATAAACATTATTGTATTGCCCATAAAAAAATTTTAATTGCTGCATCTAAAGCAGAAATAAAAAAAATAAAACAACAAGAAAAAGAACAAGCTAAACAAGAAAAAGAACAAGCTAAACAAGCTAAACTTGAATTAAAACACCAAAATAAATTATTGTGTACACAGATTTTAAAAACAGGAATAAATAAAGGATCTGAATGTGGATGTATTGTGTTTAATGATAATTTATGTAAAAGGCATTTTAATTTATCTTCTAAATAAACTTAATATTCTAAATAAATTTATGTTGTAAAAATTGTTTTTTTGATGGCGTTTCAGTAAGTATACCATTTGCCCATATACCGTATCGTTTATTTTCATCACCATTTGCATCTAATGTAAAATGATAATATGTGTATATATTTCTATCTTCATGATAATTATATAAATAAAATAAATTAAAAATAAAATAATACAATTTAAAAAATAATATAAATATTTAACAATAAGTATATTAAATAGATGGATATCAAAGAACAATTAGTAAATAATGTAAAAGAATGGTTAAAAATGGATACGGAAATATCTCAATTAAAAAATGAAATTAAGGAAAAAACAAATAAAAAAAAACAATTAACAGAAAATTTAATGACGATAATGAAAAGTAATTCGATTGATTGTTTTGATATAAATGGAGGTGCATTAATTTATAAAAAAAGTAAAATTAAAAAACCAATAAATGGAAAAACTTTATTATCTGCGTTACAAAATTATTATAAAAATGACAATAAAATTGCAGAAGAATTAACAAAACATATAATGGAAAATCGCGAAGAACAATTAAAAGAAACAATTAAGAGAAAAATAGATAAATAAATAAATAATAATTTTTGATAATATTTTTTTATTTATATATATTATAAATATGGGAGGTGGTAATAGTAAACATGCTACTACGGTCACTATAATTCCTTTTTGTAGTGATGATACTACCACTAGTGTAACTGATTGTACTTCAAAAAATGTTACGGGTGACGGTCCTCTTAGTCAAACACGCAGCTTTATACATAGGCATAATCAACGCGGAGTGGATACAAATTATTTAGTAAACATTGCAGATATAACTGATGCTGATTTAAATAGTATTAGTACGCTTATAATTGTACTTCATAACATCGATGATATCTTAGCAAAAAATTTAAGTGGATATACTACTAGGCGAATATCTGCTAAAGTTGTACCTACAGCCTCACCCCCCTATATTTTCATAGGTGTGGAAGTCGGATTTGATGGAGGTTCCGGATTACATACTGCATCAGCAACTGCAGAAATATTGGTTAGTAGTACTTCTGATCAAATACAACATGCGATATCTGAAACATTAGACCTTGCATATAAAACTGCATTTAATGTTAGTATACTACCCCCTACTGATGGCGATATAACTACCTTTTGATATATTGCAACAACAGAGATGTCAACGACTACATTAGGGGGTACTTTTACTGCAACTGCAAGCACTACAATTTCATCACAAGCTAATTCACGTGATTTATTTCATAAATTGGTTTATCTTTCAGAAAATGCAGTTGTCCAATCAATATTAACCGAGTTAGCTAAATAGATTATTGATATAATATTATAATAATAATAAATATACTATTGTAATAAGTATATTATTATAATATAGGTGTAAAATAAAAAATAGATAAATAAATAAATAATATTTTTTGATAATATTTTTTTATTTATATATATTATAAATATGGCCCCTAAATCTATTATATTAATCGTAAATAAAGTTTCTAATGATTTTAAGATTGATAATGCTGTAGAACCTCATATAGAACCTGTAACAACATATTTAGAAAAAGGTTTAAGTGTTGATGGTAGTAAATATACTTATTTAGTAAAATTAACAACAGACTTTAGACCATTGCATTCTTCTACAAAAAAAATATTAACAGTTATTTTATCTAAAACAACTCCAGGAACCCTAATATGCCCAAGTTCTGCATTTTCTGTTTCAGCCCTTAGGTTAACTGCTGCTATAGATGATTTGGGAGTATTAACTGGTGGAGTTGCTTTATCAGCTGAAACTGGTTTCACTAATGTTGGTGGAATTGTAACAGGATCAGCGTCTTCTATGATCCCTGCAGCTCCTGACCTTGATGCTGAAACGATAGGCATTGCATGGACAGCTGTCATCGACACAGCAAACCAAGCTGCATTGGCTTCTTCTATGAGTATTGATTGATAATAATAATTATATTAATTAATTGTATAATAAATTTATTAAATTATAATAAATTTATTAAATTATAATTATTTAAACATAAGTAGTTTATAATTAGTATAAATTAATGGAAAATGAAAATGATATTTACGAACCAGTAGAACCAAATTATTATAGCTATAAAGCAATAGATTGTTTACCTAAAAATATGGATGGATTTTTAAATACAAATAGTACAATAAATATAACACTATGTGCATATGAAATTAATAATGATGTTAAATATCCATTTATAAAATATTTATTGGTAAAAAATAGTATTTTTAATATATTAAATTTTATTAAATTATATTCATTTAGTACTCTATATTTAAATACTAATGATATAATATTACATACAAAAACACATTTATATGACATGTTATCATTAAATACAGATGTAATTGAAAAGGATAAAATTGAAAATGACATAATTCAAGATACTAATATGGAATACAAAGGATACTATATACAAGGTAATAATGTCTATATATTTTATGACATAACAAAATTAAAAGTACAATTAAATGATATATATTTAACAAGTAAATTATGGTTTTGTATATTAGATGAAATCATGAATGTTGATCGTGTATGTAATATCATTATAAGCAAAGATGTTCAGGATATATTTATAGATAATTTTGAGTTTTGTTTTTTATATGATAAAAATGGAAATAGATATAATGTTCCAATAGTAAGTTATATAGATAAAGATGAAAAAATGTTAAATTTTACATATATGTTTGGAGTATCAAAGTCAAATAAAAGTGCTATATTGGGTCCATATTATTATTTTACAAATTATCAAAATGCATTAAATCGAATACAAAATAAAAAATCAGTTGGTGTTGTAAGATTTGCATTATTTATGGAGAATACAAAATATATAAATAATTTTCCAAATGACCCAATAGATGAATCATATATTAAGAGAGAAAAATTACAAGATGAAAATATAGATACAAATATAGAAGCATTAACAATGAGAATATCTGATCATGATGGATTATGGGCAAATAATTATGATAGTATTTTTTTAGGAAATATAGATTTAGATAATGGAAAAATGGTAGAAGATACACCATATATAGTAGTAAAAAATTATGAACAACAATCAGCTTTAAGTTATCATTATGTATAAAAATAAAATAATAAATAATAATATAAATAAATGGATACATCATTAAATTCAGGATTTAAAAATTCTTTCAGTAATTATACATCTAAATTTAAAACCAATTTTTTCACTAATTCACTGACATTATTAGCATCGGCAGGTATAATTATATATGTTATAACTAATTTACTTTACATTTTATATGGTGTTGGTTCGGAAGTGTATGGAATATATGTAACATTTTTTATGTTTATAATAATATCAATAATAGTGCTACCAAATAATTATCCTGAAGTATAAAAAATAAATATATATTTATTTGTTTAAGTATGTATTTATTAATATATAAAAAAATTGAAGTAAAGATATAAGTATTAATTATATCAATATAAAGACAAATCATGGAAAAAAGATTGAACAAAAAAACAGAAATGTATGTAACTACATTTAAAGATAATATTAGAGAGAAAGCAAAACAAATGGGTATATTATCACAACCTGAAGTGAATAACTTAATTCAATATATATATGATTATGATAGATTATCATTTACAAAAGAAGATTTTCAAAAAAGAAAGCGTGTAAAAAATATTGTTCCAATATTTGATAGATGTTGTGCAAAAAAATCAAGTAATGAACAATGTACAAGAAGAAAAAAAGATGAAAGCGAATATTGTGGAACTCATATGAAAGGTACACCTCATGGAATAATTGATACACAAAATGAGGTAAAAATATCTACACAAAAAATTGAAGTATGGGTACAGGATATTCAAGGAATTGTTTATTATATAGATGGAAATAATAATGTGTATAAACCTGAAGATATTATAGTAAATAAATTAAATCCTAAAATAATTGCAAAATACATAAAAAATGGAGAACAATACAGTATACCAGAATTTAATTTATAAATTATAATTTATAATATATAATATATAATATATAATATATAATTTAGTTACAATTAACCAAATGTATTTTCAAAAGAATAAGTTACATACAAATATCCGTCATTATCTTTTAGTTTATTATATAAATTAAATATAAATTCAGAAGAAGGAGGAATATATCCATTTATAAAAATAAATAATGCATATTCACATGATATTTTTAATCGTTTTCTAATAACATACATAAATTGACCAATAGTTAAATCATTCGGAACTAAATATTTAATTTTATCAATATCAGGACAATTTTTTTTTGCATAAATATTTTTTTCACATATAATAGGTATTCTATCAGGATACTTTTCTAAAATTCTAGTAGTTTCATTTTTTCTATCTGTAAAGGAAGAAATGGATTTATATGACATAATATTATTATTATAATTAACTTATTTAAATAAAAAACATTAATAAGTATAATAATGTTTTTAAAAAAATGTGTTATTATATTATCTTTATTAACAAATAGTAATTCATTTAAAGTATTTAACTCTATACCAAGTAGAAATATTCAAGTTTATTCAAAAAAGGATAAATTTACTAATTATTGTAATAATAATTACTATAAGCCTAAAACAATAAATCAAAAAAAATATGTAGAGAGCTTAAATGATGACATATCAAAAATAGTAATATCATATGGTCCTGCAGGAACAGGTAAAACCATGTTTGCTTGTTTAAAAGCAATTAATTTATTAAAATGTGGAGAAATAAATAAAATAATTATTACTAGACCAATTGTTCCTGTTGAAGAAGAAGAAATAGGATTTTTGCCAGGAAATATTGTGAAAAAAATGGATCCATGGACTAAACCAATTTTTGATTTATTTCTTGAACAATATTCAAAAACGGAGTTAGACAATTTAATCTATAGAAATATAATAGAAATTTGTCCTCTTGCATTTATGAGAGGCAGAACATTTAAAAATGCATTTATTATAGCAGATGAGATGCAAAATAGTTCACCTAATCAAATGAAAATGTTAACAACAAGAATCGGTATAAATAGTAAAATTGTAATTACAGGAGATTTACAACAAACAGATATTTTGAAATATAATGGATTACATGACTTTATTAGTAAAGTTAATAATTATAATGATACATCAAAATTAATAAATATTATTGAGTTAAATAATCATGATATAGAGAGAAGTGAAATAGTAAAAAAAGTTATTGATATATATAATTATAATCCTATAATTAGTAATAATAGTAAAATTACAATTACAAAAAGAACATATAAAAAATCAAATGATACAAAGATAAATAAAACAAAGATAAATAAAACTAAATTAAATGAAACAAGTATAAAATTAAATGAAACAAGTATAAAATTAAATGAAACTAAAATAAATGATACAAATACAAAAATAGTTGAAACAAAATTAAATATAAATGTAATAAATAATGATGCTGCGTTAATACCTAGAAAACATATAAGTAAATATCATACTAGTCCTGATTTTAATTTATTTTTTGAAAATCCTCAGTTCTAAATAACAAATTATAATATTATTCAAACAATAGTTTATCTAGAGTGGTTTTTACACAAAATAATCTATGTAACATAATGCCTAATGTAAACAAAAAAATTAATGTATATAAAAATTTAATTTTAGTAAAATAAGAAATAATATAAGCAGCTATAATAGTCATAATTACATCGACGAATGCTACACCAAATAATCTATACGAATGCACACCTTCATTAGGTATTCCTAAACTATTTTTATATTTGCATAAATTCATTAATAAATATATAAAATAATATAATAATATAGTTATTCTATAAAATAACTTAAAGATATAATAGATATATATTTTGAATATGAAGGAGCATATTCAAATAAACTTGGTTAGCTCAGTTGGTAGAGCGCCAGACTTTTAATCTGGTGGTCCAGGGTTCAAGTCCCTGATCGAGTGTTTGCTTCTTTAGCTCAGTTGGTTAGAGCAACCGCTTTGTAAGCGGTAGGTCTTGGGTTCGACTCCCAAAGGAAGCTTTTTATATAATTAAATAATAAAATACTTAATTATATATATAAATAATATGGCAGGCAGACCAAAAAAAATTCGAAGTATTCAGTCTTATATAAACAATATTGATAATAATACTTTTTCAGGACCAATGAAGATGGGAACATCACCAAGTGTAGGAGTTACAAGAAATTATTGGTATAATTATAAAACACAATGTAATCAAACAGCAGGAGCAGTTAAGAAAAGTTATGCTAATATGGTATTTTTAAATATAAATCCAGCACAAACTCCAGTATCTGCAGGGTTTAGACCAACCACAAATTATAACTACTCAACAAATACATATAATCCTACTGAAAGATTTAGGAATCATTTTTTTATGTAATTTATGGGTACACAAAATATCCATTTGGGTTTCCAGTATAATTATCATACATTCCTAAATAAGTATAAAATTGTCCACATGTATTGTTTGTATTACAGACAGTAGCTAATCTATTTTTTGCACGACGATTAGAAGTACTTGAAGCACCTATACCGCCTGTACCAGGCTTATATTTATTATATAAATAAGTTTGACTGTTACAGGTTATATTTCCACCAGGATTAAATTTAGTACTTCTTCTTCCACCAACACCAACATTTTTTTTATATAAAAATCCAGGAAAATTTGTAGTATTTCCATACCAAAATTGACCATTTGAATTACTTCCGTTACCGAAACCTTTAAAATATGACATTTTATATTATAACAAAATATTATATTTTTATTTAAGAAATTTTGCGTGTAGGTATATCTTTATGAACAATATATATTGAGTTTTCAGTTATAATAATGTATTCATTACTAACTTTATAAAACTTAACAATTGAACTTGTATATTCTTCTTCAGATTTAACAAGTAATTTTTCTGAATTTTCCTTTACACCAATAAGTGCTTTTTTTTCAACAGACAAAGTCCAATAGTCTAACATAATTGGTTTATCTTCAACAATAGCTAATTTTGCTGCATGTTTTAATGTTACATCGGATGGAAGTGCATAATTTGATTCAGAAGTAGTAGTAAGTGCATTATTTTGTGCCATTTATTATATATATTTTTAGATTTTTAATCTTTAAATACTTATTAATATAATATAATTATTAAATATAATATAATGATTAAATATAATATAATGATTAAATATAATTAATAATTATAATGAAACAAACAGAAGATATCGATAATTTTTCTTTAAAAAATATAAACAATTTTAATACAATATTACAAAGTAATGTTAATGAAATAATTACAAAATACTCTGAAATAATTATTCATTATATTAATTTCATTACTGAAAATATTCAATACAAAAATAATAATTTAGTCATGTTTACCGTATTTAGAGGACTTGATACAATTACTCATGTATTTTTATTATTGTTACATTATACAAAAAATATTGATTTAACATATTTTCATTGTCAAAAATCATTTTATTATTATATAGAATTTATTGAACAAATTTCAGAAGATGATAAAGTATTTTTACAATTAAGTTCGAGAGATGCTACATTATATGTATACAAAAAAACTATATTTGAAATAAATACCAACATTGTAAATAATTTAGATATTTCATATAATGAAATAATCAATAATAAATTGTTTATACTTAATTTATATATTGATTTATACAAAACATTTTTATATAAAATAATACAAAGTAATAATTTAAAAAATGAAAAATATATTAACATAACTAAAAATATTTATAATAAATTAAATTCGTATAAAATAGAAAGTAATATAATAAATTCATTAATACAATTAGTAAATAAATTATATTATAAAGTACATAATGTAGATTATTTTTTTGAAATATCTAATTCATTAATAATAACAATAATAAAAACACCAAATATAATAAATAAATGTGAAAAAAAAATTTCTAGTACTGATTTTTATGATAAATTGGCAACACTATCTAAAACTGATTTTATTAAATGGTTTATATAATACAATAATGTATTAAATTATATGCTAACACTTATAGTTTTTTTACGATTTTTTTTTGTTTTATCTTTATTATTTATTATATGTTGTTCTGTCATATCTATAACATTTTTTTGATAAATATTTTGATATTCGTGATTTAATAATTTATTTAAGAAATTATAAATAATCCTCAATATAAATTCATCACATTTACCTACTATTAAAACACTTCCCGTTCTAAATATCATAAATGATATTTTACTAATATTTTTATATAATGATTTATTTTCTTCTGAAATTTGACTACCATTTTGTATATTTACATCGGGATTATAGTAAAATTTACATTGTATACCTGGATATGAACAAGGATCATAAATAGATTGGATATTGTACTTTAATTTTAAAATATCATAAAGTACCTCTCTATTTATAAAGAAACCGCAATTAAAATTTGAATTAATTAATACTGTTTCAGTTGTATTATCTTTATATTCTAATTTTGTTGAAACATAAGGTTGAATAATTTCTATTATTAATTTCAAAATTGACTGAAATGTGTCTTCATTTTGAATACCAGGTATTTCAAGTTTTCCAGTATTAAATACTTTAACATGAAATTCTTTAAATAACTGATTAACCTTTATTCTAATAATTAAAACAAAACAATTATAAAATGCGCTCTTCTTTTTACAACGATAACTAAGCATATCTTTTTTAGATATACCAATACTTATTTTTCTTATATCTTTAAATTTAACACGACCATTAGGATTATTAATATGTGTTATAATGTGTTCTTCAACTAAAACATCTTGCTGTTTAATTATATTCAATTTATCTTGGATAAAACTAAATTCTTCTAAATCTAATGAATTACATTTCATTTGTTTTTTAATAACACCATTTGTAGGAGTAGCATATTGTATAATTGGTATATCCCAAAATATATTATTAATATCTATATAAGTATTTAAATACGATATGTTTGTTTTAGTTGATATATAAAGTTCTTTTGATGTACAATTAGATATATCATTTATATTACACAGTCTTTTAGTATCCTCTTCAATTGTTGATAATACTTCTGTTTCATCAATACATCCTGATGTTATAAATGATTGCCATTCTTCATCAATATTCATATTAATATTTTTGTTATAATGCCTTTATATTATTTGTATTAAGTTTATTTCAATTATTTTTATAAATATAATATAAAGAACATGTTGAAAAATAATAATATAACTAAAACTATTCCATTAACAAAAAGTGTAGCAATACCAATAAATAATTTACCTATACCTTTAGAAAATACTACAAATATAAATAAAAATACATGTGAATATACTTTAATGCAAACATGTTTTGATCCATTAAATCATTCGCCACCAAATGATTTTATGTGTAAACTACAATTAAGAATATCAGTATATAATTCACATTACAACAAAACTAATAATTGTGAAAATGAATAATGAATATAAATATTATTATTAATATTTGAAGAATGTACTATATTCTCAACAAAATTTAAAAATTGTGAGTTTACTTTATTTGGATAATTACGAATAATATAATTTAAAAAATCTTTAATTATATTTTTTTTATCTATATTATATTTAATGCTTATATTATAAACATGCTCACAAATATTTTGAATTGTTTCTTTATTTATAATTTTTTGAATTAAAGTCTCCCATACGCTATTGTCAATAATATTAAAATCTAATGAATCATCTTTATAATATTTAATAATATCTTGATTTGACTGAATAAAATTTACCATACTTCTTATATCAGATTTATATAGTTTTTGTATACAAATTAATGAGTTCATGTTTAAATTTAAATGTTCAGATTCAGATATATGTTTTAAAAAATTAATAATATCATTTTCAGGTAATTGATTAAATCGTAATTTAATAAATTCATGTTGTAGCCCATCATATATTTTACTTATATAATTGCAAATAAGACAGAATCGTACATTGTATGAATAATTTTGTAATAAATATCTTAATGCTTGTTGTGCATTTTTTGTCATATAATCTACTTCATCAAGTATAACAAATTTCATACCAGTGTTAAATAATGGTTTTGAATTAACAAAACTACATATTTGATTTCTTATTATATCAATTCCTCTTTCATCTGATGCATTTAAATGTATAATTAAATCTTTATGTTTTGTATTATTTTTTTGTTGATATGCATTAATCAAATTTATTATTGTTGTAGTTTTGCCAGTTCCGGGTGGACCATAAAATAATAAATTTGGAAAATAAGATGTGTCTATTATATTATTAAGAATTTGTTTATTTAAAGGATCCAATACAATATCTTCAAAACTAGTTGGTCTATATTTCTCAACTAATGGTATATTTTCTTTATTTTTTATATTACTCATAAATATTTTTGTAGTGTATTTTTTAAATATATTTTAAAACTATTTAAATTATATTTACATAATTAAATAAAATGAATACTCAAAATGATCAAACTTTATTATCTTTACCTCCTCAAATAAAGCAAAAAAGAGGGCGAAAATCAAAAAAAGATAAGGAAATGGAAAATAAAGAACAACTAGATAATAAAGAACAACTAGATAATAAAGAACAACTAGTAAATAAAGAAATAAACAATAATGTGGATGATATTGAAATATATAATGATGATCTAGATTCATCTAATTTTGAATTAAAACATGCAGAAATAGAAAACGAAAAAGAAGAAGAAGTAACTATTAAAAAAAGAGGAAGAAAACCTAAAGGAGGCAAAATAATACAACAACCACTACAATTAAATAATAATAAAGAAAATAGACCCAATATTATTTTACATTTAAAATGTTGTTTAGCTGATTTAAATTTGAATACATCATTAAATCAAAATATTGAAAGCTTTAATTTTAATGTTTTTAAAAATGATTTAACATATGAAAATATACAAACTGACAATAATATCGATAACAATTTATATGATGAAAATGTAATATATGATGAGAATAGTAATAAAGAAATATATAAACAAAATAATAATGATAACAAAGAAATTTGGAAAAAATTAAAAAATTTACAACATAATTTACATATAAATAATATAAATGATAAAAAATCCGCATGTTTTTGGTGTACTCATGAGTTTGATAATCCACCTGTTTATATACCAAAGTACCATATAAAAGAGTCATATCACGTATATGGATGTTTTTGTAGCCCTGAATGCGCAACTGCTTTTTTAATGAAAGAAAGTTTAGATAGTTCAGTAAAATTTGAAAGATATTATTTAATTAATCATATTTATTCAAAAATTTATAATTATACTAAAAATATTAAACCAGCACCAAATCCATATTATACATTAGATAAATTTTATGGTAATTTATCTATTCAAGAATATAGAAGTTTATTAAAAAATGAAAGATTATTTTTAGTTGTAGATAAACCTTTAACGCGTATTTTTCCTGAATTACATGAAGATAATGATGACTTTATTATAAATAATAAAATTATACCATCTAACAATACATATAAAAATAAAAAAAAAATACAAAAAAAACAACAAACGAAAACTAATATTTTAAATGAAAAATTTGGTTTAACAAATTAAAAATTATTTGTATATATTATAATTATGGTTGATAATGTGGATGAAAACGAAACATTATTACATTATATATATTCAAATTACTATAAATTTTTATTATTTTTGTTTGTATTTGTAATTATATATTGTGTAGATTATATATCATATATAAATACAATAATGTATTCGCCACAACAACATGTGAACAATAATAAAATAAAAAATAAAAAAATAAAAAATAAAAATTAAAATAATTGTTTTGCATCACCTTTTTCAACTCTACTATAATAATCTTTCATATTTGTTTCATGTTGTTTTCTTAATTGTTTATATATTTCCTGATTAATGGATACTATTTGCTGTGTTTTTTTTTCAGGTATTTTTAAATAATCGCGAATTACAGCAATATGGTCAAAATTAAATTCTTTTAATTTTATTTTTGCTATATTTTCTGTATAATTAGTTTGTCTTAAAATTATTTCTATTTTTGTTTCATCCATTTAAATTATATAAATTATTTTTTTAAATCATATAAACGAATTTTATTATACTTAATTATAATTAATATAATGACACAAAAATCTACTTCTATTCCTAATTATGATACTACACCTTTATTACATGAAATTGAAATTGTAGTTAATAAAGGATTATCTAATATGTTACATGATTTTAATAATAGGTATACTTTGTTAGAAACTACACAACAAAAGATAATGGAGTTATTGCAAACTACAGTTAATACACCTGATATTGATGAAAGTAAACTAGTTGAGAATTCTTTTGAAGATGATGAATCTATACTTGTAAGTATTAAAGATATGACAAAAGAATTAGTTAAACATGAAATGGATCTATATCAACAAACTACTAATTTAAAAATGAATGATATACATAATTTAATTCAAGTATTAGTAAATAAAATTACAAATTTAGAAGATGATATTAAAAAAATAACATATACTGAATCAGAAAATATAAAATTAATTATAAAAGAAAAAGAAGATATAATAAGTAATTCTAATAATTATACAAGTTGTAATGAAGAAACGACAAATACAAATTCATCTGATTATTCATATGAAGATGAACAAAAACAAACTAAACTAGAAATATTTACAACAATATCTGATGATACAACCTCTTCTGACAATGAGTCTGCGTCGTCTACTGATTCAGATGATGAAGTACCACAACATATACAAAATACAAATTCAAATAAAAAGCAAAAAGAAGAAAACAAAAATAATGACCAAAATAAAGAAGAAGAAGATCAAAATAATAATGAAGAAGAACAAAATAATAATGACCAAAATAATAATGAAGAAGAACAAAATAATAATGACCAAAGTAATAATGAAGAAGAACAAAATAATAATAAAGAAGATCAAAATAATAATGAAGAAGATCAAAATAATAATGAAGAAGAAGAAGAACAAAATAATAATAAAGAAGAAGAAAATACTGAATTAAATACAAAAAATGATGAATTAAATGATGTTGAAACTGAAAATGAAGAAGAAGAGGAAGAAGAAATGTTTTTTATTGAAATTAATAATGTTACTTACTGTACAAATGATGAAGAAAATGGGTTTATTTATGAATTACTTGAAGATGATGATATTGGCAAAAAAATTGGATATTTTAAAAATGGAAAATCACACTTTTACTAATAAAAATATATTTATATAATAAATGAATCTTAAATTATGTCCTCCTGCTATTATTTATTTGATATTTTCAATAACTCAAATATTAATTGACACATATAATGGTTTGTATAATACTGTTATGGTAAAAATAATTGTTACAATAATGATAACTATATTATTGAATATTTTGTGTATTCAAGGTTTAAATATTATTTCATGGATTATAGTATTTATTCCTTTTATTTTAATGACTGTTGTTGTATCTATAATATTATATATTTTTGGATTAGATACATCAACTGGAAAAATTAAATATAATTGTACAAATATAAATACCGATAATTTAGGAAATATAATTGTTTATGATCCGAAATATGATCCAATTAAAAATCCTGTATATTATAAATATCCAAATGTAATCATTCCTAATCCTAAATAGTATAAAAAACTATTTAAAAATATTTAATAAATATAATTTATAAATGTTAAATTATATTTTTTCAAGTTTAAAAACAATAATACTTGTTATTTTATTTAATGAATATCTTAAAACCAATTATCCAATTAAACATTCAGAATGTATGATATTTATATGTTATAACTCTCTTTATTTTTATAGTTTATTACAAATTAAATATAATAAAATAAAAAAAATTATATTATGCAAAATACCTGAATTAAATAAATTAAATACAAAATATGCAGACAATAATGATAATGATATTAACATTATTTTAGATGGTAAAATAATAAAAAATATTAATAAAGATAATATTATTAATAAATCTGTTGAAGAAATACAAAATTTGTATAACATTCAAACTTATGATTTTTTAATATATTCTGAAAATTCAAAAAAATGCATACTAAATTTTAATCTAAACGGTGTATTTAAAGAAGAAGATTTTATTTGTGAATCATCTGATTTTAAATTCATATCATCTGAAATTATTTTAAAAGATAAAAGAATAAATATAGATTTTAAGGTAAACAATCATAACTATTATTTAATTAACAACATTTTTGATGCTAAATTTATATTATTTTTTATGTATGAATACTACAATGAAGAAGTAAAATATTTAGATATTAGTGAAATTTTAGAATATAAGTTAGAAATTTTTGATCAAAATGTAAATAAAGACACATTTGATAAATTTAGCAAAATTAAAATAAATGAATCAAATTATGAAAAAATAATATAATTAAAACAATATAAAAAAAATGAAATAATAATCTATAAATGGTACCTTCTCATTACACAATGACAAGTTCAGAAACAACCGAATACCATAATTTATCTGATAAATGGACATTATGGGCACATTTGCCCCATGATGTTGATTGGTCTATTAAAAGTTATAAAAAAATATCTACATTTACTACTGTAGAAGAAACTATTACTGTTACAGAAACTTTACCTTCTATATTAGTTGAAAATTGTATGTTGTTTTTAATGCGTGAAGGCATCACACCTATTTGGGAAGATCCTAAAAATCGTAATGGTGGATGTTTTTCGTATAAAATATCAAATAAAAATGTGTATTCTGTTTGGAAAGAATTAAGTTATGTTGTAGCAGGAGGTACCATTAGTAAACAACTAAATTTTGTTAACAATGTAACAGGAATTACAATTTCTCCTAAAAAAAATTTCTGTATTATTAAAATATGGATGTCAGATTGTTCAAATCAAAATCCATCAGTTATAACAAATGAAATAAAAAACCTTGTTCCTCAAGGTTGTTTATTTAAAAAACATAGTCCTGAATATTAAATTAAAATTATTTGTTTCTTATTAATTTTAATAACCCGTCAACATTTATATTTATATTAAATAATTTAAAATTGTATGATTTTACTAAAGTAGGTTCATCTCCACCCTCATTATGGTCACATGATTTTTCTGATTCAACTTCTTTTAATTCTAATTTATTATCTTCTTCTGATTCAACTTCTAAATTATTATCTTCTTTTTCAACTTTTTCTTCTTCAACTTCTAAATTATTATCTTCTTTTTCAACTTTTTCTTCTTCTACTTCTAAATTATTATCTTCTTCTTCATCTTCTACTTCTTTATCCTGTTCTACTTCTACATTTAATTCTAATTTAGTATCTTCTTCATCTTCTACTTCTTTATCCTCTTCTACTTCTACATTTAATTCTAATTTAGTATCTTCTTCAACTTCTTTTTCTTCTTCTACAACTTCTTCTTTAACTTCTTCATTTTCTTCTAAATTATTATCTTTTTTTTCTTCTTCTTCTTCTTCTACAACTTCTTTTTCTTCTTCTGATTCAACTTCTAAATTATTATCTTCAACTTTTTCTTCTTCTACTTCTACATTTAATTCTAATTCAATTTCTTTTTCAACTTTTAATTCTTCTTCACTATCTTCTGAATCATTAACATCTTCTAAATCAGGCAAATCATCAAAATTCTCTTTATCATCGCTGTCAGAAGAGAGTCTATAATTATTAGATACGCTATACATATTTAAATAATTGCATTTATCCATATTTTATTATAATATTGATAAATATTTTTTTTTTAAATATTTTTTTTTAAATATTTTTTTTTAAATATTTTTTTTAAATATATTTAATTAAAATATGGGCGCTGATTTTTTTCAATAACTAACGGTTCTGGTATAAATACTGGTTCAGTTTTAAATAAATTTTCACTATTTAATTTTGCTAATTCAGGAACAAAACAAGGTGCTGGATTTACTAAATTTGTAGAGTTTATTCCAAATAAAAAAGATTCAATATCTGCTGAATTATATGATAGTTTATCGGAAGGTATTTGTCCTGGTGTTAATCCATTACCTGGTAATTTTGTGTTATATGCAGCACCATATTGAGAGTTAGGATATAATGTATATGTTTCATATGACTTGTATTGTATATTTTCTAAATTATAATTACCTGGTGTATTTTTATTGCGTGTAGATGCCATATATATTAATATTATACATTTTAAAAAATAAGTTTTTTTAATTCATTTATATTTATTTCTGAAATAATACCATTATTTTCTAAATATTCACATATACATTTGTGAGTTAAATATAAATAATCAAATGATAAAAGTAACATAAAATTTAACATATCATCTTCATATCCATATTTTTCAAATACTTTTGTTAAACATTCTTTAAAAAAAATACAATCTTTTATTTTAGTATATAAATTACAAATAGCTAAATTAATTGCGTTTATGTCAAACTCATTTAAATAAAATATATTTAATAAATCTGTTCTATACAACTCACAATCGTCATCAGATAAAGTATAGGTGCAAACATATTTTGTGTTGTACATTATATATTAAAAATATAATACATAATGTTTAATATTATTTTTTATTTATTTTTATTTATTTTTATTTATTTTTATTTATTTTTATTTATTTTTATTATTTTTAATTAGTATTAAAATATTCTGAATCACGAGTTAATTCTCGTGAAGGAACACCTCCACGTACCCATCCCTCTGAAGCAACACTTTCTACACTATTTGCAGGATTTGTTAGTCTTTCTTTAACTGCTGGTAATAAGGGTGTTTGGTGATATTTAATATAACTTTGTTCACTTAAGGTATTTACACTTCGTTTGTTAATCATAGCTTCTCCTTGTTGAATTTGCGATTCTATAATTGGATTTACTGCACCGCGGCCTAAAAAAGGGACTGTAGCAAAGGGCCTATGAAATAAATCAATTCTGCATCTTGGATGTGTTTGAATTGTTCCAATTAATAAATTAGACGAATCGTCAATATTACATCCTCCTGATCCACTATTATAACCTCCATTATACATTATTCCTGGTTGTGTAGTTGCAAGTGAAATTGGATTTTTCATAGAACAATCAGATGCAAAATAATTTTGAAGTGTATAATTACATGAAGATACATTTTGAATATCTGTTTGAGATTTATTGCATTCATCTAATCCTATTCTTGACATATTTTGAAATGTATAATTAAAAACATTTGCCATTATATATAATACATATATAGATTATTTTTACTAAATAAATGTTTTGTAGTTCTAAATATATTTTTAGTATTTATTTTACTTTTATAATATTATACTAATAAGGTATATATCGTGAATTATCAATAACACGTTGCATATTACCCTCAGGAGTAGATTCTTTTGCAGAATACATATTTCCATATAAAAATTCTGCAAATGCACTTTGATCATTTTCTACTTTTGTATTTGGGGTGCTATAAAAATTACGATTTGATTGATCAAGTTCAAAATTATCCCATAAAGAATCATATAATTGTTTGTTTGTATTTTTAATTCCAGGATTCATTTTTTGAACAGCACGTTTTACATTTTTGGTAATATTTGTTTCAACATCTGGATTAAATGCTGGTGGTGCAGATTTACGAGTTGGATCGTCGGTTATTTCAGTCAATAATACATTGCTAAAAGGATTTGTTTTATTTCCTTCTTTAAATTCTGTTTTAACAATGCTTTCAAGTGTAACTGGATTTGTAAATGTGCTTTCTTTAACCTCAAAATTTTCTTTTGTAAATTTAGGTTTATTAACCTTAAACATCAAAAATATCATTAATAATGTTATTAGTCCTACTACTATTATTCTGAGAGAAAATGTTAAAATATATCCTAAAAATGTAATTAAAATAATAAATCTTGATATGGCATTAAGTTTTTGTTCATAACACATATCGGTTGAAGGCCATAGTTCAAAAATATAATTATTATCTATTAATATAGTTGGTTCATTTAACCAGAATTGTATTGTCATTATATATAATTATTAAGAAATAATTAAAATATAATATTGTATAGAAATGAATGTAGATAGATTATATAGTTCAAATGAAATAAAATATTTAATAAATAATAACAATACACATGTAAATCAATATAAATATATTTTTGTTATTGATTATCCATTTGCTACTATTTATTCTAATATAGGAAAATTAATTGGCACATACCATGATAAAATTATTTTTTTTTATAAAAAATATAATAAATATTATAAATTTAATATTGATGATATACCAAAATTTAAAATTATAAATAAAAACAAAAATTTGTTAATATTTACTAAACATGTACCAAAAAAGTATAAAAATAAAACACAAAAATATAAAGCAATATGATTATAAAAATATAATATTATACAAATATAATATTATACAAATATAATATTATACAAATATAATATTATAAAATTAAAATAAATACTAAAAATACCTATCTATTATCGTATATGTACTGTTTATATCAGATGCCTGTAAATAGTTAATTAAAAAATTATAAATATCTAAATATTCATGATTATTGTTATATTGTCTACATGTGTATATATCAAAAGACATATGATTTTTTTCTGGAAATGTATGAATTGATATATGAGATTCGGATAATAAAAATAATATACTACATCCTATAGGTGTAAATACATATTCTTGTTCTCCAAGTATTTGAAAATTATAATTTGTACATATTTTTTTTAACATTTTATTTAATTCGGTACAATTATTTAATAAATCGTAATTATTAATACCTTTAAAATCACATATCATATGTTTTCCTGAAGATATATAATTATTAAACATTAGTATATTTTTAAAAAATATTTTATTTTTTATGTTTTATCTTTTTTTTATTATTATTATTTCTTGGTGTTTTTTCAGGTTTCTCTCCTGAAGTAAATATAGAAATAAGTTGTTCTTCAGTTATTTCTTTTTGTACATTATTTTGTTGTTTTTCTAAATGTTCTTGAATAATTTTTTCTTTTAAAACACGATTCATTTCAGCTTTAGCACGACATCTTTCTTTTATTTTAGCCATTTGTGTATTTTTATTTAATTGTGCTTCCATAGCACCTGTATTAAATTTACCACTCATTTTATTTAATCCCATTTTATTTAACATTGATGAAATATTTCCCATTCCAGGCATATTTTTCATTTTATTCATTATTTCAGTAGCTTCTGTCATAATTTCACTTTCTTTAATTTCACCTGATTTAATACTTGTATCTAATTTATCACCTACAGATTTAACTAAACTCATAATTTTAGTTGGATTTTTAATTAAATTACTAAGAACATCTTGCATATTATTGCAATTTTCCATATCTAAATTTAAATCATTTGCGGTTTCTTCAGCAATTTCTTTAGCAATTTTTCCTAATTTTCCGTTTAACATAGTTGTAATATGATCATGAATATCATTTGCATTAGGCATATCTTCCATATTAATATTTGTATTAAAATCTTCATTAATATTATCAAAATTACCACTTATATCAAACATATTTTCCATATTTTTTAATGTTTCTTGTAATTTATTTTTGAATTCTTCTTCATTAATAGATTCAAACAATTTAGCGGTATCGCCAAATGCTTCTTTAGATTCAAGAGAACCTACTAGAGAAAATAAAATTAACTGTAAATATTTCCAAATTGTATCTCTAGTTTTTTGCGAAAGATCAAAACTCCATAAATCTTTAAAATGAATATATGGTAAGAACTCGGTATCAACCTCCGTGTCTTGTTTAAATATTTCATCATTTTGATTTAATATATCAAAAAATCTTTGAGGAATCTTTTTCTTACAAAATTCAAATGCAAATTGTATACTTTCCTCATCTGATTTTTGAATCGCTTGCTTTCTCTCTTCTTCATTATCTATATAATTAAAAAAAGAAGGATCTTTCCACCATTTATTAATTAAAGGTAAATATTCTGAAAATGTTAATTTTATATCTTTAATTAAATCTTTTAATACTTTTATAAATTCTTCAGGAACAGACATATTTTTATATAATTAATATAAAAATATTTTTTAAATCAAATTATTTTTAATATATATATTATTCACACATTGAAGCTAATTTAGTTAAATTTTGAATATATTTCATTGTTTTTTGTTGATTTTCAACACTCATTTGTTTAATTGGGTCTCTTAAACGATTAATTGATTCCATTATTTTATCTGAATTTTGTGCATTTAAAACATCTTGAGAATAATCCTTATTTATAAAAAAGTTTATATCACCCGATTCAATTTCTGATTTATATTTATCAACAATAAAAGTTTTCCAAATTTTTACTATCATTTTAGGATTTGCCTTTCTAATAGCAATTAATGAATTTTTAGCTGTCATTAAATCAACATCTTCAGGAAATACAGCTTGGATATCAGAAACAAAATCTATAAAATGATTGTTAAATACAGGTATTATATTTGTTGTCATGTTGTTTATGTTATTAATAACTTTTTAAATTAATTTTTAATTAAATTATTTATATTTTATATATATTCATGGAAAATATGGGTGAATATATGTTAAATTCAAAAACAATAATAAATAAAGCATTAAAAACACATAATTACAAACTTGCATTCGATTTATTGGTAGTAGTACTTAGCAATCTAAATGAAAGAAATAAAATTATATTTTTACAATATTATTCAAAATACATACTTAATATAAATCAAAATTCGAAGCCTATAAATGTAACATAAATATAACCTTATTTATTGAGTTTTTATTTCTTACATTTCTTACATTTCTTAGATTTTTTAGTTTTCTTAGATTTCTTAGATTTCTTAGATTTTTTAGTTTTCTTAGATTTCTTAGATTGTTTAGTCTTCTTAGATTTTTTAGTTTTCTTAGACTTACTTCCACCAAATTGCGGATTTTCATCTTCACCTTCAAAAAGTCGTCGTTCAGTATTTTGATTATTTTCATTATCATCTGTATCAGACGGCATATCATCATCATCAGATGTATCAGTATTTACTACATTTACATAAGGATTTTGTGTTTCTGTATTAGTATCCATATTGTCAAATGTTGTCGGTGGAGGTGTATTTGTTTCAGTTTCATCATCATCAGACATTGTCGCTTCATCATCAGATACTGTATTAATATTGTTATAAGCAGTTTTGGGTTTTTTTCTTTGCTCTGCAATGGCTTCCATTGTTCTTTTTGTTCTTTCATCAAGGGGTCTTTTACTCATTCTATATAAAATATAAATATTATAAAAATAAAATTTTGGTATCTCTCTCTAAATTTGTATTATACAAAACTAATTTAAAAAATATAATATAATATAATATATATTATGTTTGATTTTGTATTATATATACTAGAGTTTATTGTGAATGATTGTGAAGAATTATTACTTGAATATGGTGGGTTTAGTAATAAAGAAAAAACTCAATAACTCATAGGTGGACGATTGCCATTTATTTTTTGCAATTCTTGATCTCTCTGTTGTTGTAATTTCTCAATTGTTAAATCTTGAGAAATTTTATTTGAACCTGTATCACTTGATTGTACATTCTGAGATATATTGTCCACATAATTTAAATCAACATAATTATGCATTTGTCTCATACCTCCGTCACCTGTAGCTTTTAACGATTCTTGGTCTTGATCTAGAAAACTATATTTATCTGAAACAATATCACCGAAACTTGCACCACCACCACCAAATGAAAATGCTAATGGTTCCATATTATTTTGTGTTGCTTGTCTTACTGCAATTTCTTTTTGAGGTTTTAAATGATTTAATATAGCTTCTCCATAAAGTACATTATATCCTTGATTTAATAATAATAATGCAGGTACTCTATTTATATTTTCAGGCATTATTATTTTTTGACCATTTTCTAAAATAATATATACTTTATTATTAGAATCTTTTACTCGTTTATCAATAGATATAAAATGAATATTTTGTTGAATATTAGATTTAGTTAAGATTTGTAATAGTTTTTTTGAATGTTCACAATAATTACTATAATAAAGTATAGAACTCATAATAAATAAATAATTAAAGAATTGTTTAACTTATTTTAAAAAAAAATGATTTAAATTTATAATTTAAATATAAATAAACTATAAATATACTATGAATCCATTTGTTACTTTAATTTCACACGAAAATGATATATTATCATTTACTCTACACGGAGTAAATGTTAGTTTTGCAAATGCAATTAGGAGAATTATTTTATCTGAAATACCTATATTAGTATTTAGAACTACTCCATATGAACAAAATAAGGCAAATATTCTTATTAATACTACAAGATTAAATAATGAAATACTTAAACAGCGCTTAAGTTGTATTCCTATTCATGTAAAAGATATAGAAGAGTTTTCATATAAAAATTATATACTAGAAATAAATGTTGAAAATATTAGCGATGAAATTATGTATGTTACCACAAAAGATTTTATAATTAAAGATATTGCTACAGGAAAATTAATTGATAAAAACAAGTTAGTCGAAATTTTTCCAAAAAATCATTATACCAATGATCATATTGATTTTGTTAGATTAAGACCAAAAATTTCAGATGAAATACCAGGAGAACATATTCATTTAACATGTGAATTTTCAATTGGTTCTGCTAAGGAAGATGGTATGTTTAATATTGTATCTACATGTTCTTATGGTTTTACTGTAGATGAAACTGCTAAACAAACTGTACTAGAACGAAAAAAACAAGAATGGAAAGATGAAGGAAAAAATACAGAAGAAATAAAGTTTGAATCGAAAAATTGGGAATTACTTGATGGTAAACGAATAACAAAAAAAGATAGTTTTGATTTTGTTATACAAACAATAGGAATTTATACTAATAATGAAATTATTGATAAATCATGTGAAATAATGATATATAAACTTGAATTGCTAGATACTATTTTAGAAAAAGATGAATTACAAATTGATAAATCACAAAATACTATGTCAAATTCATTTGATATTATTTTAGAAAATGAAGATTATACAATTGGAAAAGTAATTGAATATTTATTCTATTCAAAATTTTATGAAACAAAAATATTATCATTTTGTGGTTTTAAAAAGATGCACCCACATGATACTGAAAGCATTATAAGAATTGCATATACAGAACCAACTAATAAATCTGTAATTAAAGGACATATAAAAGAATGTTTAACAGATGCAATACAAATATTTACAAAAATTAAAAAAGAATTTTTAAAATTAAAATAGTTGTGTTTGTGTTTCGGCTTTAATACCATCAACTGTTTGTTTATTCATATTATAATTTAAACTATGCATTAATAGTGATGGATGTAAATTATTAACATAATTGATAACTATTTGTTTTGTAATATATAATTTTTTTTCTCTCAATTCATCAATATACATTTTATGGAGGTTATACATATGTGTTTTGTATTGATTTGAATATTGATTTAACTGTTTTTCTTTATGAATATAACAACTGGTGTAATTATTATGAAGCGTAGATGTAAATAAATGTATTTGTTCTCTAAAAACAGAGCATTCTGTTTTATTTTCAGGATAATATTTTAAAAATTCATTTACTTTTCCTTCTTTTCTTAAAGATAAATATTGATATTGTAATTTAGGTTGATTACCTTTTAAGGCTTTTACTTCTTCGTAAACTGGATTTCTAATTTTAGTTCTTTCAAATGTATCGGTATTATAAATTATAACACCCATAATGTCATATGATGTATTCATTGATGCATAATTATTAATTAAATCTGTATAACTTGACCATTCATATATTTTGGGAAATTTAATTGTTGTATTTACCCATCCAAAATATTTAACATCTTGCATGTTAATGAAAAAAACCTTAACATTATTTTTATCCTTATTATCAATTAAATACATTGATACTAAATATAATTGTGGTTTACTAATTGGTACAACTATTCTATTTTCAGGATGTTGTAAAACAAAACTATAACAATATACTGGGTTTAATTCAGATAATATTAAATTATTTTCTTGTAATGCTTCAAAAAACATAGTTTTAAATGTTTTTGATTTTTCAGTTTTATAAAAATATGTATTTCCACCAACTGTATTACGAGTTGATATATTCCATTCAAAAATATGTTTATCCCAAAATACATTTATCATTGTACCTTCAATATATTCTTCTGCTACAATGTTGCTTGTTTTATTTGAATATTTACTCATAAATATATCACAAGGAATTGATTTAGGTGGCGAAAAGCAAACTACATCATTTGTATTATTTAAAACAACAGACCTAAATAAACCATATGTTGGTATTAATTCATATGTTAACGAATCCTTACTATAATGAATAATTTTATAATTTTCATATTTAACAATTGTTTTTAATAATTTTGGAGAATCTTCATCGCATTTATTACAACTATTAGTGATTTTATTAAATTCAGAAATAGTTGAAAGATTAAAATAATAACTCCTAGCTGTCATGATGTTGTGTAATATTATTAATATATAATTTGTCTTTAAACTGTATTTTTTAATGAATTTGATTTATTTTTACTTAAGTATAAAAATATCTATGATAAATATAGAAACAAATGACCTCTAAAGAAAATTTTGAATTTTCTGAAAAAATAGAATTACAATTAGGAGATATTATTCAAATACTAGATCCTAAAAATGAAAAAATAAATGAACAAACTTTTATAATTGATTATATTGATACTCAAAAAATGTTTATTATAAATGTAGATACATTAGAGAAAATAAAATTAAAAATTTCTGACGACGGTATTATTGGTAATGGAACAATTACAAAAATATCAATATTAAGTAGAAATAAAACCGCTAGTTACGCCATTGAAAATGATTTATTACCTGGTAAATGGATAAATATACATTTTGGCGGCGATTATCCTGTAATTATAACTGGTGAAATTACTAATTTAGAAAATGATATGATTGAAGTAAAAACCGTTGATAACGATATTATATATATTAATTTTGATTATAAAGGTATTCCTGAAGATTTGCCAATTGAATTAATTGAAATTAGAGAACCACCACAAAAACAAGTTGTAGAAGAAAAAGAAATAGAAGAGGGTGAACTAGAACAGAGAGAAGTAGAACAAAAAGAAATAGAACAAATACAAGACATTCCAAACCTTGAAAAAGATATAAATCTTATATCAACTGATAAATTACAATTAACTGTTCCAATACAAAATGTAAAAGATCAGCTTAGAGAATTTATTTTAAAAGGAAATCAAATCAAATTTGGTTATGAAGAGCTTGGACCAATAGTACAATATGTAGATGTATCTGTAGAATCTCAAAGATATAGCATTGAAACACAAGTTGCGGATCTTTTAGATGATTTATTGTCAACTATTCCAAATACACAAAGAACACAACAGGTTCTTAATAATATACATACTATTATTGAACGGTTTAAACAGTTAAGAGAACAATTTTCTTTTTTTAATGAAAATGGAAATGTAGATGGAGCATTAGTAAATGAAGCCACTTACAAACCTTTATTAAAATACTTTTCTCAATTTAAAATAAATTTATTTTGGATATTACCTGTAGTTAAAAATATTAAAAAAATATATAATTCAAGCGACACTTCATCTGAATTTGAAAATAGCGATGTTATTAATTTAGATATTAGCGAAGATATTTTAAAAATAAAAAATATTGTTGATACCTATAGGTCAAATAATTTGCCTATAGAACAAAATAAATATTCAAATTTATATAATGAATTATCTCCTTATTTTACACCATTTGATTTAATAAATGATGAAAATACAGAAGGAATAATATCAGAAAAATATGTAGGTAATGATATTAATGTAATAATAGATAATTTGGAAGATATGTACTCTTCTATTTTTACAAATAATAATATTAAAACAAGAAGATTTGTTATTCAAAAATATAACATAGGTCTGTCTAAATTAGATACTATTCAAGCAAGTGGTAAACAAAGTCATTTAATTACAACACGCGTACAAATGACACAACCTGATTTAATGTCACTAAAATCTTTAATTACTTTACCTGAACCCACCATAAGATTTTCAAAAATAAATCTTCCTGGTACATCTATTTTAGATCGTGCAAATTTAAATTTAATTATGTTAAATTATTGGGAATTTTTAAAGAAAAAAACAAATGTTAATAATATTGTAATAGATAGTTTAAACGACAATATTGATTTTAATGAAAATAATTTTGTAAATAATATTAAAAATTATATATTAAATTTATCAAATGAAGAGAGAAAACAATTATCTCCAAATGATATTTATATTCAATTCATTAAAAATATTATTCCGAAAACAAAAACATTATTTAATTTAATGAAAAAATATATTAATGGAAAACTTTCTATAGTTGAAGTAGTTGGTTATCTTGAACCATTTTTAATATATACAGACGATTTAACTTATATGCAATATATTGAAATAACACGATTTATAAGTGAAAAAATAAATGAATTTAATAAAAATTTTATAGAACGATCGCGTATTTTTTCTCTCTTAAAAAAAGTTAATCAAGGTCAATCTGTTTTTACAAATGTTTATACAATTATATCATCATTAAATACTAGAAATGAAGTGTTTCAAGGTTATGATATTGATATTAGTTCAAAAAATATTAAATACACTAATTCTGAAATATTAAGACAACTTACTATAAAAGATTACACTAAATTATATACAACAGGTATTTCATTACAAAATATTCCATTCATGTATCCAAATGAATACAATGCTTTATTTGAACAGGATAAAAAAAATATTGAAACCAATAAGACACCAACTAATAATGATTGTAAACCTTTTATCATAGCAAAACATTATTCATCATTAGAAGATTTAGAAAATGATAATAATAAAGATATTTATTTTGATAAAAAATATGATAAAACTAATTATGGACAACTAGATAATTATGAAAAAGAAATAGTTAGTATGTTACCAGATAATTTTATTATTTTTTTAACTGGAGAATTGATGAAAAAAAATAAATTAAATAATTCTGAAGCAGAATATTTAGCTGAAACATTAATTAATGGATATAAAAAAGTATTAAATGGAAATTATGCAATTTTATATAAAGGATATAATACTAATACAAACGAAGAGACTGATTATTATAAAAGAGAGAACAATAAATGGGTTTTAAGCAATGATATAGGTAAAGATATCAATACAGATGATTCAGATATATTATGTAATTTACAAGAAAAATGTATTAGTGTAAAAGATAATTGTGAAAGTATTAAAACAAATGAAGCTATATTACAAGATAAGTTATTAAAAGATATATTAACTGAATTTGATACAAAATATAAATTATCTAAAGATGAATATGAAAAAATTATAAAAAATAAATATGATTATTACTTATCTATTATTGAAATACTTTCAAATGTAGATGCGAGTATTATTTTAAAATATAACAATAAAAAGTATTTATTAGGTGCAAATATAGATACAGATAATATACAACTTAAACCTATATCACCTTATACTAAAATATTGAATCTTATTTTAAAAGAAAACGATTTTGTAAAAAAACAAAACGATATTATTAGGTTTGTAAGTAGTTTTACAAGACAATCTATAACTGATGTTTTTGGACCATTAAATGAAATAGAATCACCATATTGGTTATATTGTATTAAAACAAATGTTCCATTATTACCTGTATTTAGATATGATATGGCTAAAGCATTTATAACAAATCCAAATGAATATAGAAATTATATTGATATACTTATTAGCAAAATCGGAAAATTAAGTGATGATGGAGATTATTGGTCAGATGTAAATAGTGGTTGGATGATTGTTAAAATAGATTATGACTTTGAAGAAGGGTATGATGAAGGATTTAAAATATCTACGCGTAGTGTTTTAGAAGAAGATGTTGGGAATAAAATATCCTCATCTTCAAATATTATAAAATATACTACACCTGAAAGTAATACAATTTCAAATATTATAAATGCATTATCCGTCGCTATGGGTATAAATATAGAAATACAAAAAGAATTTATAATTAATTGTGTGGTAAATTCATTACGTGAATTAGAATCAGAAAAAGATTACAAAATTAAAGTAAAAGAAATGAATGCAAAAAATAAAAAAATGATGACTTATAAAGATTTTTACAACAATGCTTTACTGTATTATACGCTAGGTATGTTTTTAATAGCAGTTCAAACTATAATACCATCTGTTAAAACAAGAAAAACACATCCTGGGTGTATTCGTTCATTTAGTGGGTATCCTTTTGAAGGCACTGGAGATTTAAGTAGTTTAACATATTTGGCATGTATTGTATATGATATTCGTAGTTCAAGTGAACCATGGTATGTATTAAAAACCAAAAAATCTGATTTTATTCGTGACAAAATTAAATCTGTAATAGATAGTATTTTAATTAATATTCCTGATGTAACTAGAAAAATAGAAGAAAAAACTGAATATTTATTATTATCTCCAAATGAAATAATACCTAAAGAATATGATTTAGCATTATGGACTAATTTTTTACCTCCAATAATTAATTTTAAAATTAAAAAACTTATGAATATATCTGATGAGTTTAAAAGAACATTATTAAATGATTTAAAAAATGGCTCAAATAACCAACATGAAAAAATATTGGTTGTTTATTCAAAAATTATTCTTTTCTCTCTTGCACTACAAGAAAAAATAAAAGATGTTGTAAAGAAAAAATCATTGTTGTTACATAAATCAAATAATGAACCCTATTTGGAAAACTCTTGTTGTGATAGTATGGATAAAGAAAGTACCATTAAGTATTTTATTACTCAGGATAATAGTATATTAGAATATAATAAAATTGTAACAAATTTAGTTAATATAACATCTGATATTTTAAGTTATACCCAAGCAAAATTATTTTATAGTAATGTTAACACTAAAAATAAATATCCAACAATTAGTAAAGATTTTAATGAAATCACTATATATTTATCGTTTATTTATTTTTGTAAATTTAAATCTTTAATTCCAATCCCTGAAGAATTATTACCATTATGCGGTAGTAAACCTGAAAATATGTTAATTACTGCAAATGATAATATTACAGAAATTATTGGAAAACTTAAAAATGATGGAAGAAATTATACTAATGATACATTTATAAGATTATTACAAATTGTTGGTAGAAATAATATTATTAGCATGAATATTAATAAACCTATTATATCTTCATTAGTAAAACTACAATTAGTACTTGAAAATATAGAAAATGAAAATGACGAATTTATAGAAGGTTCTTTAATTAAATTAATTAGGTCATCATTAGACACATTTGAAATTGCTACTGAACAAACTACAAAAGAAGTAAGAGATTTAAATAATTTTTTATATAAACATACTGATTCAATGAAAAATGAAATTATCGAATTTATTGATAAACATAGAGGTACTGATATTACTAGAAGTTCAATAAATAAAATGAAACAAGCGATGAATTCATTCTCAAAATGGTCATCAGAAGAATCTACTAGAAATGAAGACATAAAAATATCAAATGATTTAATGTATAATGCTGTTAATTTTTATAAAACATTTATTTCATACTTTACAACTTTATTTCCAAATATTATATTAAACAAAGTAGATTATACAAACACAAATATACCAAAATATTTAGGATTGTCGCTTGTACATTCTAATAAAATTAAAAATTATATTAGTGATTATTATGAAAAACTTAAAAATTTTTATGGAATTCCTGAAATATATAATATTTTAACAACTGTTCAAATGTCATGTGCTAATATTGTTCGGTTATCAAATAATACACCATCATTTTCATCTATTAAATATGATAATATTTTGTTAAAACCTATATTTGATGAAAAAACAAGTAGATTACTTTATGAATATTATTTATTAAAAGTGTTTATAACCTATATAGAGTTAACAGATGATCCAAATATGATTGTTACTGAAGTTACAAATGAACAAGAAGAAACAGATTTATTTTCTGTTGATTATGTAGAAGAGAGAAATACTCGTCTACAATTTGCAGTTAGTAATAGAAGTGAAACAGATACTATTTTATTAAGAGGAAATGTAAAAGGATTAAAACAAAAAATATCCAAATTATTGCTTGTATTTATTGAAATTATGAATAATGAAAAAGATGTAATTAATATATCATACGAAGATATACTTGATAGAACATTTAAGTTAAGAGAAAGAGAGAAAGATATAATAACAGATAGATTAAAATTATTATCAAATGAAGAAAGAGATGCTGATACTATTTTAAAAATTAATAAACTAGGTGTTTGGAGTAAAGGATTACAAAAAGGACTTACTACATATGTAAAAGAAACATATGATGAAGAAATTGAGTTTAGAGATGAAATGGAAAAAACAGAACGAAATGTAAAAAAAAGAAATAAAAATGCTACAAATGATAATATAGATCAGTATATGGAAGATTATATTGAAGAACAAGGTCGTGATGAAGATATTGAACGAGAAGCGTATGATATGAGTTACATAAATGATGACTATATGGATGGCAATCTTGATGGAAATGATGCCCCTGAAGAAGATTATGAAGATTATCAAGATTATGACTCATAACTATATAATATATTTAAGATTAGTATATTATTTAGTGTAATACTTATTTTTTTAGTAGAAATATATATAAAGAATGAATAAATATTTTATAAGAGAAAATATAACACTTATATCGATAGTTATATTTATAATTGTATTTGGAACTATTCAATTTATGAAACCTACATTTTTATATAATAATGATGGTTCACCACGAGAATTTGGCATAGGATATAAAAATAAAACAATTTTTCCTATATGGTTATTATCTATTATTTTAGGAATATTGAGTTATTTATCTGTACTATTTTACATAACATATCCTAGATTATTTTAATTATTTATTAGTTAATTTAACAAATATTTTGTGTAATCATTAATTAATAATCATGAATATTTGTAATATACCAATTTCTATTGGAGAATTATATGATAAATATAGTATTTTACAAATAAAAAAAGAAAAAATTACTGATATTTTTAAATTATCGTGTATAAATAAAGAAATTGAATATTTACAACCTTTTATAAATAAATTTAAATTAGATGAAACTGTTATTCAAGAAATAACTAACATCAATAAAGAATTATGGGATATTGAAGATAATATTAGAGTTAAAGAAATAAAGCAAGAATTTGATGATGAATTTATTAATTTAGCTAGAATGGTGTATAAAACAAATGATAAACGCCACATAATTAAAAATAAAATAAATATATTATTCAATTCAGAAATTAAAGATATTAAAAGTTATATATAAATAAAATAAATATATTATTCAATTCAGAAATTAAAGATATTAAAAGTTATATATAAATAAAATATATTATGGAGAAAAATTATAAATATTATTATAATAAAGCAAATAAATATAAAAATAATAATAATTTTAATAAAGCAAAAGAGTGTTATATACAAGCACTACAATATAATAAATATCATATTCATAGTTTGAAAGAATTAGCAAAATTATGCGATGATACAACTAATTACGATGATGCAATACATTATTATACACAAATATTGGATATACAAACAATAACTTTAGAATGTAGATGTATAATATTAAATGAAATTGGTGTGTGCTATAATAAATTATACAAATATGAAGAATCGAATAAATATTTTAAACAAGTTATAAAATTTAAAAATGATATTCCTGAAATATATAAGAATATAGGATTAAACTATGCGTCTTTAAAACAATATAATCTTTCAATAACATCTTTATTACTTTCATTTAAATTACAAGAAAATGATGATATAAATAAAACATTAGGAGATACTTATTTTATTACAAAAAATTATGATAAATCTATTTTTTATTATACAAAAATAAAAAATATGACAGACATAATAATGTATAATTTATCTTTTTCATATTTAGCAAGTAAACAATTACAAATTGGTTTAAAATTGTATGAATCTAGATTAAAAAATAATAAAATCAATAGTATTACTAAATTAAAAGAAAGAGTAGATATACCTAATATAAATTATTGGAATGGTATAGATAATTGTAATTCTTTACTTGTAGTGTATGAACAAGGTATTGGAGATAATATTCAATATTATAAATATTTAATTCAATTATCAAAATTATATCCTAATATGAAAATTACATATTTTTGTAGAAATATAATTTCGCATATTTTTAAAAAATATGATAATATAAATATAACTGAACACATACTAGATTGTATGCAATTTGATTTTAAAATATACATAATGTCACTACCATATATATTAAATATATCGTCATTTACTTTAAATACTGAAAATTATATAAATATAAATAATGATAAAGTAAACTATTGGAAAAATAAATTAAAAGAATCAAATCCATTAAATAAATTAAATATTGGATTTGTTTATAATGGTTTGTTAAATAATTTTTATGTAGAAAAATATATTCCATTAGTTAATTTTAATATATTAACAGATCTTGATATAAATTTGATATGTTTACATAAATTAAATGAAATAGAAGAAGATTTAAAAAATATATCATTTAATGATAAATTACAGACATTTGATATAGATAAAGATAAACCATTTGAAGATACTATTGCAATACTACAAAATATAGATATATTAATAACAACAGACACATATATTGTTCATTTAGCTGGAGTATTAAATGTGAATACAGTTTTATTATTAGGATATGGATCAGATTGGAGATGGTTTTCAAATAATGAAAAAGTTTGGTATAATTCAGTAGAAATATTAAGAATGAATGAAAATAAAGAATTAAAATATATTTTACCACAAGCAAAAAATATAATAAGTAATTTAATAGATGCTAAAAATAATAATTTACACAATTGAAGATTTAAAATGGCGCCGTGCGTAATAAATTATTAATTATGACAATAAATAATTTATTATATATATATAATATATGACAAGAATATCTTCAAGAAATTTAGCAAACCAATTTATAAAAAATAAAAAACTTACAAAATCTAAAAGATTTTATGTTTACAATTTGCTTGGTAAAAGAAAATGTAGGGTATTAGATTTAACAAATATTAATGGCGAACAAAAACTTGTATTAGTATATTATTATACAAAGGACAACAAAAAAAAAATTACTAATCCCAAAATTCCTATTAATGATAATCCATTTTTGAAGAAATTGAAGATGTTGGTGATGAGGATGATGAAGAGATTGGCGACGAAGATGAAAATCCAAAAAAATTTGGTGGAAATAAAAAATCAAGAAAGGTTAAAAAGAATAAAAAAAGAACTAATAAAAAAAGAACTAATAAAAAAAGAACCAATAAAAAAAGAACCAATAAAAAATATTAAATTTTTACATATATATGCTGTTTGTTTATGTTATATATTTGTTATTTATTGCCTAATAAAATGGTTAGATATTATATTATAATTATTTATGTAATTTTATTTTATTCTTAACTGTTTTTCGTAATGCGATATGCCTGATTTGTAAAATTCTATTGTCGCCTTGTTAAAAAAATTACTAGAATATATAGGATAAAATCGTTTCATTACATAAACTGTTTTTATTTTCCATAATAAATCACTGCTAAAGTTTATCACATAGTATTCTTTATTTGTAATAATATTGTATTGTGTTATAATAGTATCGTTATTTAGTTCACTGGCATAAACTAATATTTTATTTACGATTTCAATCGGAAGCATTATTTATATAATATAAATAACTTTATTAGCATTTTATTTATTTATACTACGAATTATAAAAGGTGCAAAAATAATAATTTATAAAAAATAATAATTTATTATTTATATAATGTCTAAAACGCGTAAATCTAGCAAAAAAAATGGTTCTGTTAAAAATAAAAAATTATCTACAGAAGCTATACCTGGAAAATGTTGTGATGCAACTATGTATGGAATTAATCATTGGTATCATGAAATGTTTGAAAAATTAGGATGGATGATTTTAGCAAAATCTCGTGGAATGACAGATAAAATACAAACATATCTTAATTCTTTACATAGACTACATACTGCAATTGAACAAAAAATTGAAAAAGTACATGATATTGATCATAAAAATGATTTGAAAATAATGTTAGAAAATGTTACTATTTTATTACAACATTCAGAAATGGATTTATCTAAGTAACTGTATAAACAGTGCTTGTCGCAGCATCTTGACTAGCTTGTGTAGCTTGTTCATTCTTTAAATATGTTTGATAATTTTGTTGCATTGTAGATACACTATTAACACATCCTCGTGTAACTATTTTTAATTGTACAATCATAGCTAATAATATACCTGTATAAATATACCACATTGCTTCTCCAATATTATCACGCGTAACTACTAAATCAAATAGATCAGTTTGTTTTTGTTTATCATCTCTGTATTCAGGTTTTATTAATGGTTTTAATATTTCCCAATATTTATTAAAATTCAAAGGCACAATTTGATTAATCAATACAGAAGTATTTCCACATATTTTAACAATTGCAGAAGCCACTTGTTGAAGTTTTTGTTCATCTATATTTGTATTATTTCCACCTTTAATTTTTCTTTTTGTATTTCCGCCTGTAATATTAGGTTCTTTATTATTAATTTCATTTTCTTGAGGAGATACTGGTTGCAACACAGGCGTTGAAGTATTATCAGTAGAAGTATTTAGTTGTTGTGGTTCATTTTCAGGATGTAGTATTTTATTAACTTCCTGATTTATCAGTAAATCAGATAATAATTTATTTGCAGATGATGATACATAATAATATCCTATTACATCTGAAAATGCAGACTTAAACCCTGGAAATAAAAGAATAACGATAATTATTGAACCAAAAATTAATGTCCATGGAATAAATGTAATTAATCCAGCTGCCCCCATATTTTCACTTATACTACCACCACATGTATTTGTTATTATAGATGCATTTATTATAAATTGAACAACTATAACTAATAGTATATAAATAGCTAAATATATATAATTTGTTTTCATATATTTTTTATATTTTTCAGTATCATTTATAATGTCAAGATTTATTTTTGGTTTAATTAAATAATATATTAAGGTTGTAATCAAAAATACAATTATATTTAAAAAAGAATTTGCCATATAGATATTATGTATAATTTATTTTATAATTTTAAATATAATAAATATGGACTTTTCTAAACCTTTATTAACAGAACCAGGTGTAAAATATTTTTTAGATCAATCTCTAAAACAATGTCATATCATAAAAAATAAATTTCATAATATTATTTTTAATGTAGGTCTTTTTTTATTATTTGTTTTAATTTTAGGAGTTATTATTTTTTATAAATATAAAGGAAAACCAACACCTGTTGAAATAGAACAAAAAAATAAACAAAAACAAGAATATATTTTATCAAAAATACAAAAAATACAACATGCAAAAAAAGTAGCACATCAAGAATTAATTACAGGCCTTCCTGCTTGGGAAAGTGAATATGATATAATAAATAAAAAAATAATTTATTAAATAAATATAATATAATATATAAAATGATAGAAAATGCGATTGATGAATTTTACAAATTAAAAAGTAATTATGAAAATGAAATTATTAAAAATAAAAAAAGTATTATAAATAATTCCTCATTAAGTTGGAAAGAAAAAAGAATTGAATTTCAAAAATTAAAACAAAAATGTATAAATTGCAAAAGACCTGGAGGTACTGTTTTTTCTGTAAAATACGATACATCAAATAATTATAGACAACTCAGGTCTTTTTGTGGAATTATAGCAAATCCATGTAATCTTAATATTGTAATAAATTTAGGTAATTATTATTCATTATTATATATAATTGAAGATACTGAAAAAGATATACAAGAAATTAAAAATAATATAATTAATGATAAAAATAAAGTATTATTTGGTTGTATTACAAGTGAAGTTGCATTAAATAAATTTAATGAAGTAAAAGAACAATTAAAAGATTTAACTGATATTTTAGAATCATATTTAAGCGAATATAATAATATAGTAGATAACAAAGAGAGAAATACAAAAATTTACACTAATATTGAAGCATCTGAATTGCTTATATTAGATATAAAAAAAGTAATTAAAGATTTTGATAATACTGGTAATGTTCAATATATTAATGATGTAATTGATATATATAGTTTAAAATTAAAACCTTTATTAAATGATTTAATGAATTTAAAATATAAAGAAAATATGGTATGGTTTGATGAAAATGAAAACACATATAATTTGATACAAAATACAAATACTATATCAGACTTAGAAATTAATTTAGGAAATGATTTAGTTAAAAGTTTTGAGGTTGGTTTAAAAGAAGTACCAAAGAGAAAACAAAAAAGAAACAATGAATTAGAAGAAGAAGAGACAATTAAACTAAGAAAAGAAATAAATAAATTAGAAGAAGAACCTAAACAAAATGAATTACTTAACTTAAATGAACCAATAATTAATTTAGAAGATGGCACTGTTTCATGGAACTCCGACAAATATCAACAAATTTGGAATAATACCAATCCAAAAATGCAACAAGCATTATTACAAGATACAGAATGGTTACAAAATTTTATGAATAGTTGTGTCAATTCAAAAGAAAATAGACAGCCTTGTAAATTTATTTCTCCAAGCAATTTAATATTACCTCCGCAAATTTTAGAAAATAATGAATATGATTTTGGAAACGAAGTATATAATAATATTTTTAATAAATTAGATAAATCTTATCAAAATACATTACTAACTTTATATTCTAATAAAAATGGAATAAAAAATTATAAAATGTTAGAAGATGCTCTTGGTAATATTGTTGCAAAAGAATTAAATTTCAATAAATATGTATAATAAAAAATATAGATAATTAAAAATATGTATATTATTTATATGATGCTTAATTATATTTCACTTCCTTTATTTTTAATTAGTTTTTGTGTTGGATTATTTTTTATATATATATTAGGTCCTGATATGAAAACTATTTATGTATATCCAACACCTGAAAATGTAGATAAAATTTTATTTAAAGATAAAGCAGATAATTGTTTTTATTTTGAAGAAGTTGATGTAAAATGTCCTACAGATGCATCATTAATATCAGAAATACCTATTCAAAAATAAAAATATTGTAGTATTATAATATGGTTCAATTTGGTAAATTTGTTCACACTAAAACAGGTAAATATATAATGTCTATTTTATTAGGCCTTGGGTTAGCTTCATTGTTTAGAGCTGTTTGTAAAGATAAGCAATGTTTAACATTTAATGCCCCTGCTTTAGATGAAATAGAAAATAAAATATATAAAAATGGAGATAAATGCCATAAATATGTTCCTACTGCAACAAAATGTAGTACTAATAAAAAAATTATTAGTTTTTAGTATAATTTGTATAATTTGTATAATTTGTAATGTTTTAGTGTTTGCGTAATTATTATAATCAATCATTCTTTATAATAATTATGAGTGATACTACAAGTATTTTTGATTTGCCTACTAATCCAGCAGTTGGGGGTAATATATCTTTAAAAGCAACTGAACAAGTTTCTTCGCCACCATTAGATCAAAATACAATTAACCAAATTGTAAATGATCTTCAACAAGCAAGTAGCACTGGTGTAACACAATTACCTTCACGAGATATTCCAATGAATACAAATAATATAACCCAAGATACGCAAATACAACCAAATTATATCCCACACATACCACAAAATGATAGTATTGATTATATTTCACAATACACTTTACCAAAAATAAATAATAACAACGATTCTAATTCTTTAGATGATGTATATAATGAACTTCAACTTCCTCTTTTAATTGGTATATTATATTTTTTATTTCAATTACCATTTTGTAATAAAATGTTATATACATACTTACCAGCACTTTTTTTAAAAGATGGAAATCTCAATTTATCAGGGTTTTTATTTAAAAGTATTTTATTTGGGTTATTATATTATGTATTAAGTAAATTAATAAATTATTTTTAGATATTATACATTTTTTATAAATTTATACATTATATTCAGTTATAATTTTATTTTATATTTTTATAAAAATCATAAGCAGTTAATTCTTGTATTTCATTTTTATCATAACATCTAAATGATTCATCTACATCTTCATGTATATCACCTTTAACATCTGCTCTTTGTCTTGTTCGTATATATCTAAATTCAGGTAAAGTTTTACATTTATAATGATTTAATTGAATTACAGAAAAGTCTATATTATTATTAAAAGGACCTTCTATAATAGATCCATTAGTTGATTTTATATGTCCATTTCGTACAACTACATCATGACATGTATTATACTTTACAAAATTATCTACTTTAAATAATGTTTTTATATGCTGATTTCCATTATTTTCACACATAGTAAACCGCTCTGTTACAGGTAAATTTGTTTTTTCTGTTTGACCCGATGATCCGAAAAACCTCCAATTCATACCTATTCCTTGACAATCGCCAACAATGTATTCATTTATAAAATCACAAATATTTGTGTGTTTTTTAAGAACAATAAATTCATCTATATCTATGTGTGCCACATGTGTTATATTAGTTTTTAAATAATTATGTGTAAAATTATTTAAAGCTACATATTGTACTGGAATTTTATAATTATTAAATGGAAGATGTATAACTTTAATTTTATTTGCATAATTTGATAATAATTGTTTATATGTTGGTACATCTTCATTATCATAAATATAAATACATTTAAATCCTAAAGATAAATGATACTTTACGAATTCTTCAATATAATCGTGTTCTTTTTTTGCAATACAAACAATTACGGGGAACATATATTATATTATATAATATAATATTTTTATAATATTTTAATAATGTTTTTTTGTTTTATTTTTATTACTTTTTTTGATTTTTTTATTTTTAAATAATCCAAAAAATGAATATTTTGTATTTCGTTTAGTTTTTTTCTTTTTTATTGTTTTGTTTTGCAATGGGTTATTTTGTACTGTTTTTTCCAATATATTTTGTGATTGTACATTTTTATCTTTAGTTATATTATTTAATACATCAGGTTTATAATTTAAAAACCATTCTTCATACTCTTTTTTATTTTTTGAAAGTTTTAATTCTTTATATTTATCTGCTTTCATGGATCTTATTTCTTCGACTGATTCTTGATGACCGTAACATGTAATACTAAATCGTTTTAATAACCCCTTTTGACTTAATCTATTTTTTTGTTGAACATCAAATAAAAAATTAGACATACATATAATTCTATCTAAAAATTGATTATAATATGATCTGTTAGTATATAAAAAAGCTAAATAAAAACTTAACATTGTATCTATTGTTGCTATTTTAACCTGCTGTCCTTTTATATTTAATGTATTATAACTATGACATGCAATTGGTTTATAAATGAATGCAATTGTATCTTTACCTATAAGTACTTCATAATGTTCAGGTATAATTTCACCAACTGATTCTCTCTTAATTATTTTTGCGTTTTTTACTCCTATATCTGTTAATCGTTCTTTAACTATTTCTGCTGTATTTAAAGGATTAGTTGATAAAACATCAAAATCTGCTATATTTTTAACTTTATTTTTTAAATGTTTAGGCATATAATTTGAATATAATGATATTGCATAACCGCCAAAAAAAACAACACCTTGATTTATAAAAGTATTTCTAACATTTGTGTATATTTCATTTTCATTTTCTTTATTAAACATTTCTCTTTGAAAATTAATATTATTACAATTTATATTTGTTAAAGGGTAATGCTTATTAAGCAATGTTAATCGTTTTAATACTTTTTCCCATCTACTTGTATCTCCTTCAGGTCTGCTAAGTTCTAAATACATTGACATTCTTAAAAAGTTAGGAGGTGCATATAAAATACCTGCAACACGAATTGAATCTTTTTTTATAGCATTATATATTTCTAAAGATAATTGTGTCAAATCTGCAACTGGAATATAATTTACAAATACTTTATATGTGCCATGATGTTGACCTGATTTTGCATCTACATCAGTAAATCCTTCTTTATAATATATGTCGGCTAATTCTTTTGCATCTTCTAATGCATTAGGTGTAAAAAAATCATAATCAGGTATTTCTACATCTTTATTATAAAATTGATCTTCTTGGGGTAAAATATTATTAATAGCAGTACCTCCATAACAAATTACATTTTTTCGTTTAATAAAAGTTTCTACAATTTCTATTATTTTTTTTAATTCTTCAGATTGAACTATTTTTTTCCCTATTTTTTCTTGTGCTTTATCTACAGACATTCGTAAAATAGTTAATTCACATTCGCTAAAAGTTAAATCTTTACAAACATTTTCTTGCTTCATATATATATTGTACGAATTAAATCTTTACTACTATAAAAAACTTAAAAAATATTATATAAATAATGTATGATTGATATTAATGATAATCAAATACAAATAGAAAAAATACCTTTTAAATGTGTTAAGTCTAGAATAAAAAGAGAATATGAATATTTATCAATAAAGTATCCCAAAATTATTATAAAATATAATAATATTCTGAATGAAGTTAATTTAACTGTATTTGAAACTGAAAAAGATGATTCATTTAAATATACTTTTATACTAACTAGTTCGTATCCTTTTTCACCTCCTAAAATTTATTGTAATAACATTGAATATTCTAATTTTTTAAAATTATCCTCAGATAGAATGCATAAGTATTTACAAAATATAACTAAATTAGAATGTTTATGTTGTACATCTTATATCTGTACAGATAATTGGTCGTTAACTTTAAAACTTATTAATGTTATTGATGAAATTCATGATAAAAGAAAAATTAAACGAAATATAATAATTAAAATACTTTGTGATCAAATTATAAATAAATATTTAATAAATGATATAAAATTAGATAAATATTTATTCGACATATAATGATGCATCATCCACAAATGAAGAAAAATGTGATGATTTATTAAAAATAGCGTTGCACCCATTACATTTACATTCTGTATCACTTATAATATGAAAACGACCTAATATATTCGGAGGATTTCCTGATTGCATGCAAATATGGCAATCATAATTCACAGGTTTTACTATTGGTTGCATTCGAGTTGTATCAATATCAGATAATATTTGTCTTGGTTGTATTAATGATTTTTTAAGTGGCTTTGATAGTTTGTGTCCCATATTATATAATTATTTATTATATTTAAATTATTATATTTTTAAACATATATTCATTTCAGATGCAAATTTTTTCTAAAAATAGATTCAATGACATTGGAGACCAACCAAAATAAGTTCCTTCACCATATGTGCTACTAAATTCAGTATAAAATTGAAAACATATTTCATGCTTGTTATTCAACCCAGTATAGAATAAATATGCTTCTCTCAATTGTTCATGACTCATTATTTCATCATATTTTTCTTCAAATAATATATTAGCAAAA